ATGGGTGTGATAACCCCCTAAGATCCATACGGATCGAACGCATAAAAGATCTTAGGTCGGCCGCAAAACCGCAGGTCAGAGGCATGATCAACGATCATCGTTTCTGAATGGGGTTACGCATGAACCGTTATGCAAGATCCTTACGCGGCCGTCATGCATGATCATGCATATCTGGATAGATCATAAATATCCATACATTGATCTTGCATAACCGCGTAGCGGTCACCCGCCCGGGTTCCGGTCCACCACCAGTAAAGATCTGTGATGATCCGTTTCGCGTACCCAGAACGATCACGTAGGATGGACGCAGGACAACAGAACACGGGCCCGATGCGAAGGCAACCGGCTACTTCAATTGGTGAAACGCCGACCGCCAACTAGTGATCTCGGGCTCGCTGTCTGTCCGACAACTCAAGATCTTGTGGCTAGCTGCGAGGGCAACCGGGTACTTCACCGCATCGAAAGATCCCGACCGCCAACTAGTGATCTCTGGCTACACAGCACGACCACCACAACTCAATATCGGCACCTCCCGCTGCGAAGCCAACCGGATACTTCCCTTCCAAGGATCCAAATCCGACCGGCACCAAGTGATCTCGGGAGGCCACCTCATGCAGCGGTGTCCGCTGCGACAGACGCGGGTTACTTCCTGAGTAATGGTTCGATTCCATCCGGGACCTCCGGGTCCCGGTAGCGCCGCAGGCGGCGCGCCCCACGTCCAACGGCGACCTCGGACACCACAGCTTGACCGGCCTCTCGTGATCATCCCCCCGAATCACGAGAGGCCACATCTATGTGCGCGAAGTTCAACCGGCTCGGCGTACGCCCGGCTGTGTCTCACCCGGCGACCACCGTTGCCGAGACCGTCACCCACGAGGGCGGCCGGGCCTGGGTCCGTGACTCGCTGTCCGAACTGGTCCTCCTCGCCGTGGTCAACATGGTCGGCGAGGACACGTTCTACGAGTCGGCCGATGGCCGCGACAGCCGCTTCGCCGATCTGTGCCAGACGGCGGCCGTCAGCCAGCCCGCTGACTTCCTGGACTTCCTGCGCTGGCTCCGTGGCGAGGCCAACATGCGCAGCGCTTCCCTGGTGGCCGCTGCGGTCGGCACCCGGGCACGACTGGCGGGCGGACTCGATCCCTTCGAAGCCGACCTCCCGGACCACTCCGCGAAGCGGCTCACCGGCCCGCGCGCGTTCATCGACGCGGTACTCCAGCGCCCCGACGAGCCGGGTGAGTTCCTCGCGTACTGGGTCGCGCACTACGGACGGAACCTCCCCATGCCGGTCAAGCGTGGTGTGGCTGACGCGGTCCGGCGCCTGTACCACCAGCACTCGCTGCTGAAGTACGACACCGCGTCCCGTGGCATGCGCTTCGGTGACGTCCAGGAGTTCGTGCACCCCAAGCCGAACAGCCCGGAGCAGGCCGACCTGTTCACCTACGCGCTGCACCGGCGTCCCCGTCTGTCCGGCCCGGGTCACCCGGAGCAGGTCCCGGAGTCCCTGGCGGTGGTGCTCGCGAACCGCGCATTGCGTGCCGATGTTGACCGCCACCCTGAGTGGCTGTACGACCCGGACCGGCTGCGCGCGGCGGGCATGACGTGGGAGGACGCGGTGTCGCTGTCCGGCAACGTGTCGGCCGACAAGCGCAAGGTGTGGGAGGCCATGATCCCTAACATGGGGATCATGGCATTGATCCGCAACCTCCGGAACTTCGACGAGGCCGGGGTCTCGGACAAGGCTGCGCAGCTCGTGACATCCCGGCTGATGGACCCCGAGCAGATCGCGAAGTCCAGGCAGTTCCCCTACCGGTTCCTGTCCGCGTACAAGGCGGCGCCCTCGCTGCGGTGGGGTCACGCCCTTGAGGTGGCCCTGCGTTACTCCATGGCGAACGTCCCGGAGTTCACCGGCCGGACCCTGGTGATGGTCGACACGTCAGGATCCATGCGCGACCCCGTGTCCGCGAAGTCCATGGTCCGGCACGTGGACGTGGCGGCCCTGGTCGGCCTGACGTTCGCTCACCGGTCCCTGGGTTCGGTGGACGTGGTCGGGTTCGCCGATGACGCGTTCCGGTTCCAGCTGACGCTGGGTGGTTCTGTGCTCCGGGACATGGAGTCGTTCGACCGGTGCGTTGGCAAGGTCGGCCACGGCACCAACACCGTGGCGGCTCTCCAGGCCACCTACAGGGGACACGACCGGGTGATCATCTGCCACGACGGCCAGTACGGACGTTTCGTGTCCGGCTGGTCCACACTGGGCAACGTGATCCCCGAGAGTGTGCCGCTGTTCTCGATCGACACATCCGGGTACCAGGCCTCTCCGCTGGACACCTCGCAGCGCAACCGGTACGAGGTCGGCGGATTCAGTGACAAGCTGTTCACCATGGTCGGCCTGCTGGACGGCGGCCGGTCGGCGAAGTGGCCTTGGCAGTCGTGATCCTCAGAACCTGAAACTCTCCCCCGACGCGTGCGACGGGAAGGGTTCGTCAGGAGCGGAGCCCCCTTCTGATCACCTGCGACGGCAGGAGAAGGGGGCTTCGTCATGCCCGGACCTATGCGCCCGGCCGGTCCTTTATGCGGTGACTCGCGGTGAAAAGATGTTGCCCAGAGTGCAACTTACCGGCGCGTAGGAGATCCAAAGCTCTGTGCGCCCGTCTAAAGAGATCCTTTGGCTTCCGGGTACCCGCGCACCACCCTGCCCGAGTTAGGGATTTCCGCAGGTCAGGGCGTTGATCCATAACGGCCGCTAAACGGGCCTCTGGTGATCTATACGGCCGTTATGCAGGGCCAGGCCCTACACTGCCAAGTGACCCCGGACCCGCGCCCCGGCACACCAGGAGTGGACCATGCTCGGAAGCGACTTTGATGTCTCGATCGGCATCGCGCCGGTCAACCTCGCCACCGGAGCCAACACCGGCGCCCGTCAGCTCATGCGTGGTGTGGAGTACATGACCGTGCTCTACATCGGCGGCGCGTCCGCTGCTGCGGAGCCCCCGGTTCTCACCGTCCGGCAGCACACGGCGTCCACGTCCGGATCGTCCGCAGACCTCGCCGTGGTCACCGAGTACTGGCACAAGTCGGAAGCCACGATCGACAACGACGAGGCATGGGTGCGCGTTTCGCAGGCGGCCGGTGCCACGGTCACCGGTATCGCGGAGCAGCAGCAACTCATTGCGTTCCGGGTCCGGGCCGACTCGATGACGGCGGGACCGTATCTGTCGGTCAACGTGGCCGACGAGGGCACCGGGCCCGGTCTCGGGTGTGTGGTCTACCTGCTCGGGGGCCTGGGCAACCGAGCGATCCCCACCGTCATGCCGGTCGGGCTCCGCTGACAGCCCGGCCGGTCTGGATACGGCCCCCCCCCCCCCCATGAACGCCACGCTACTCTGTGCACCATGACCGTCTGTGGAGGTGGACCGGGTGGCCGTAGTCGACTGGATCAAGGACCCTGACGCGTATCTCGACTGGCGCTGGGACTGGACGGACTGGCTGGACGCCGGGGAGACGATCAGCTCTTCCGTGATGACCGTTTCGGCCGGTCTGGTCAAAGAGTCCGAGTCGGCGAGCCTGTCCTCGACCACGGTATGGCTGTCCGGCGGTACGACCGGGACGGTCTACTCTGTGGCCAACCGGATTACCACATCGGCCGGGCGTATCGACGAGCGGACGATCACTATCAGGGTGGAGAACCGATGATCAAGTCACTGTCCGTGGCGGGCATCGCTGCGGTGGCGCTGGTGGTGTCTGCTCCGGCGGCCGTCGCGGAGTATGACCGGGACTGCTCCGACTTTGCATCCTCGGTAGTGATCGTCAACGGGTACGACCCCCTGAATCTGGACGCCGACAACGACGGCGTCGGGTGCGAGGGCAACCCCGGGGAACCGGTCACCACAGACCTGTACGCGGACCTGCGTGGAGACGATCAGCTGGCGGACACCGGCGCCGGGGACCTGATCCAGCGCCACCCCCTCCGGGCGTACGGGGCCGCCGGACTGACCATCCTGGCCGGAGCACTCACCGTGACTGTGGTGCGCAGGCGCGCACGCACCGAAGGGAACTGATCCATGAAACGGCTGAAGGCCGCGCTGGCGGCTGGAACACTGGTGATCACGGCGGCCGGGGTCGGCGTGATCGCGTCGTCCAACGCGAGTGCCGAAGTTGCCGGGTGGGAACGAATCCAGTACTCCTGGGATGCTCCTGGCGGTGGTAACTACTCAAGCGGGGCCGCGTACTGCACTTCAGGCAAGAAAGTGCTGGGCGGTGGGTGGGGCCAGACCGATAACGCCTACGGTCTAGTAGTAGCAGAAAGCCACCCCACGGGGTCGGGGAGCGGATGGAACATCCGGGTCAAGGGCGGCACTGAAACGGTGCAAATGGCCACCTACGCTATCTGCGCTACACCCTGAAGGGATCATGATCCATGGCTAACTTGAGGTTGGCGACCATAGCGCAAAACGCTATGGCCAACGCGTTTGAAGACGACGCGGTAGATGCGGCTGCGGGCGCGGCGACGCTGAAGCTGTACAGCGGCACGCAACCGGCGACCGGGAACACAGCCCTTTCGGGTAACACGCTGCTGGCAACGTTCACGTTCGACAACCCGGCGTTCGGCACGGCGTCGGCCGGGCTGATCACCCTGCTCGGCGTGCCCCATACCGTGCAGGGCGTAGCGGCCGGTACGGCGACGTTCGCGCGCTGCGAGAACGGGACACCGGCCAACGTTTTTGACTGCGACGTCGGCACGGCCTCCACCACCCTGATCTTGAACACCACGACGATCAGCGTGGGCGTCGATGTCAGTATCACTGCCGGAACGATCACCATGCCGAGCGGCGTCTGACCCGTGGCACTGATCTCGACACTGACCGACAACTTCGACGACAACACGGTCAACGCGACCTTGTGGCCGAACAACTTCGGGGGTTACTCCGAGACCGGCGGCCGGGCGCGGGTCACCTGCGACGCCAATTACAACGCGTACAGCTCGGCCCTGATCTACACCCTGGACGAGTCGTCGATCCTGGTCCGGGTGTTCCCTCCGGCGGCAGGCGGCGCGACCACGGAGGCATGGGCGCAGGTGCTCATCCTGTCGGGCACCGCCGGTACGGACCTGATGTTCGAGGTTGACGCGCGGCTCGGGAACCTGAACATGTCCAACCGGGTCGGGTACGCGGACGCCACATCGACACAGATCACGTACTCTGCGACTGATCACGCGTGGCTGAGGTTCCGGGAGACCGGCGGCCAGACCATGTGGGACACGTCCCCCAACGGACTCGCGTGGACGAACCGGAAGACCGTCACCTCTCCTGCGTATGTGACGTCCACGACCCTGGAGTTCCAGATGATCTCTCACCGGAACAACGGGACCAACGACTTCTCGGAGTTCGACAACGTCAATGTTCCGCCGGTGTTGTCCACTCCGCCTAGGATCTACAAAACAGCTGTCCGCCGCGCGTCGACCTGGTGAGGAATGAATCATGGCTGTACTGCCCCCGACCCGCTTCCCGCTGCGGTACCAGTCCGGCGACTCCGACAAGGTCGGCGTCTTCGCTCTGCTGAACATCTCTGCTGGCGACACCGTGGACCTGGTCGAACATTTCCAGGTGGTCAAGCGCGGAACCCTCGTCGGCGTCACAGTGGCCGCTGCCCTCGGTGCGTCGGTGTCCGGCACTGTGGTCACGATCCCGGCCGGAGCCAACCAGGATGCCGCGATTCTCACGGTGTACGGGGTGTCCGCATCATGAACGGGTTCTCGCTGAAGTACGCGTCGGGGGATCCCGGCAAGGTCGCGCTGTTCTCGCTGTGGGACGCGTCCGCCGGTGACACCCTGGACCTGGTGGACCACTTCCGCGTCGTCAAGCGCTGCGCGATCGTCGGAGTCACGGCGGCTGCGGCCCTGAGGGCCGTGGTGTCCGGGACGGTGGTCACCGTACCGGCCGGTGTCAGTCGTGGGGAATCGGTACTCACTGTGTACGGGGTGTCCGCGTCATGACTCTGTACATCGCGTACAACGGCCTGCACGACGCGACCACCGGCATGATGGCTGCCGGTACGTCGTACGTCACAGGGGCCAAGGTGGCTATCCAGCTCGCGGCTCCGGCCGGTGCGGACATTCGCCTTGTCGAGTGGGGCGTGTCGTCGTCGGCCACGGCTCCGGCGGCCAAGACGCTGTACACCCTGGCGCAGGCATCGGCGGCTAGTACGTTGACGGCGCACAGTGCTGCGTCGGTGGCGCCCGTGGGCGACAGCTCCCGCGCCTGCCCCCTGACGTTCTCCACCACCACCACGGGGTACGGGGCTGTCTCGATCACTACGAACACCACCGAGCGGCAGTTCGGCGCGTTCATCGGCGACCCCACCGAGCACTACGAAAAGCAGTTCCCGCTGGGCCGTGACTTCCTGGTCCAGGCCGGTAAGTTCTGCCAGCTCAGGATCAACACGGCGGCCACGTACACAATCCTCGCGTACATCATGTTCGAAGTCTGATCCGACGGGGGCGGGTGTGATCAATGGTTCGTCTCGGTCGCGGCCACCCCGCGAGTGCGTACACGACGCAGTTCCAGGCGGAGCAGACCGCTACCCCGGTCGACGCTGAACTGACCGGGACCCTGACGGCGGCCACCGGGTCATTCACCGCGTCGGCATCCGTGACCGGTACCCTGCCCGGCGTCCTCGCTGCCGTGACCGGCGATATCGCGGCCGATGCGTCCGTAACCGGTACCTTCGCCGGGGCCCTGATGGCGGCCACCGGAGACCTCGCTGCGGACGTCGTGGCCACCGGCACCCTGGCCGGAACCCTGACGGCGGCCACCGGATCGTTCACCGCGTCGGCCGAGGTGACCGGCACCCTGGCCGGGACCCTGACCGCCGTGACCGGCGACCTCGCGGCCGATGCCCTGGTCACCGGCACCCTGGCCGGAACCTTGTCGGCGGCCACCGGGGACATCACGGCCAGCCTCCCGATCGACTCCCTGCACGGCATGCTTCCGGCGGTGACCGGGTTCTTCGCGGTCAGCAGGACCAACATCCTCGAAGGCACTCTGCCGCAGCTCGAATCGTTCGAGGCCATGTTCACGGGCACGGTGTCTGCCGACGGGGAGTTGGCCGGGACCCTGAGTGCCCCCACGGCGTCCCTGACGGCGTCCCTGACGGTCGTGGCCGTGGTCGGTGGCACACTACCCCAGACCACCGGATCGATCACGTCTGACGCCCTCGTGTCCGGCACGGTGGCCGGTACGATCCCGGCCGTCACGGGCGCCGTGACCGGCGTAGTGCTGGCGTCCGGCACGGTGGCCGGTACGCTCACGCCGGTCACGGGCGCCATGACGGCCGCAGCCCTGATCTCCGGGACTGCGTCTGGCGCGCTGTCGGCGGCCACCGGCCTGGTGTCGGTCACGGTCACTTCCGCCGGGCCGTTCGCCGGAACACTCCGCGCAGCCACGGCCGACTTCGACGGCGGGGTGAACGCGCCCGGATCTTTGTCCGGCCTGCTGCTCAAAGTGACCGGATCGATCGAGGGGACCGCCACGGCGTCAGGTACCGTCACGGGGACGCTCCCGGCCGCTGTGGGGGCGTTCACGAGCAATACCCGGGTCGTAGGCGCCCGGGTGTCCGTGGTCGATGCCGAGGACCGGACATTGAGGGTGAGGTGACGGCATGCCCGACGCTGAGGAACGAGTGGTCGTGATCGAGGCAGAGGACCGGACCACGGTGGTCGGATCCGAGGTCACGGCGGACTCCGCCGGATACCCCCGGATGGTCGTCGTCATGGCGGAGGACCGGACCACCACGGTCGATTTCTTGGACGGCTGACGAAGATCGGAAAATCATGACCCGCTACCTGCGCACCGAAATGGTCTCTCTCGACCAGCTCACCCCGTTCCCCGGCAATGCCCGGCGCGGCCGGGTGGACGTCATCAAGGAGTCCATCGAGAAGAACGGTCAGTACCGGTCGCTGATCGTCCGGGAGATCAAGAACGGCCCTCAGATCGTGCTGGCCGGTAACCACACCATGACCGCCATCAGTGAACTCGGGGGCACCCAGGCCCGGTGCGAGTTCATCGACTGCGATGACGACACGGCCCGCCGGATAAACCTGGTCGACAACCGGTCCAACGACCTGGCGGAGGACGACGAACAGGCCCTCGCGCTGCTGCTGCGGGACCTGGAGGGCGACGGCGCCGGTACCGGGTACACAGACGAGGAGATTGCTGGGTACGTCGGCGACCTGGAAGCCGCGCTGGCGGTGGAGGCACCACAGGCGCCGGAGGACTTCGCGGAATTCGACGAGACGATCAAGACCGAACACACATGCCCTAAATGCGGCTACCATTGGTCCGGCGGTTCCAAGTGATCAAGCCCCCGTACTCCGTAATGACCATGGAGCAGATCAGGGACCTGCCGTGGAACGGTTTCAACGCCGTGTCGACTTTCAGCGGGTGCGGAGGATCTTCGACCGGCGACCGTATGGCGGGGTTCCGGATGCTCTATGCGTCCGAGTTCGTCTCGGCGGCGCAGGACACCTACCGGAACAACATGGCTCCGTACACCCATCTGGACACCCGGGATATCCGGGAAGTCACCGGCGCGGACCTGCTCGCGGCGGCCGGGCTGGGTGTCGGAGAGATCGACCTGTTCGACGGTTCGCCCCCGTGCTCAGCATTCTCCACAGCGGGGAGGCTGGAGGGCGGATGGGGCAAGGTCAAGAAGTACTCGGACACCAAGCAGCGGGTCGACGATCTCTTCTTCGAATACGTCCGGTTGATCAAGGAAACGCAGCCCCGGGTGTTCGTCGCGGAGAACGTTGCGGGCCTGGTGCGCGGGGTGGCCAAGGGCTACTTCCTGGAGATCCTCGCGGCGCTCAAGGCGGCCGGTTACCGGGTCATCGCGAAGGTGCTGAATGCGGCCTGGCTGGGTGTCCCCCAGGTCCGCAACCGGCTGATCCTGGTCGGGGTCCGCAACGACTTGGCGATGGCTCCGGTCCACCCTCGCCCCATGCCGTACCAGTACACCGTGCGGGACGCGCTGCCGTACATCGGCGCGCAGTACGACCGGCAGCGTTTCGAAGGCGGTGCGCTGCGGGCTGCTGACGAACCTTCGCCTGCGGTCACCACCGGGCCGACACGCGGCCACGGCGCGAGGGTCGTCACGGACGACGTGCGCATGGTGCACGACACCCGGGGGTCCCGGCCCACGTTCTCCAAGGGTGACGTGACCGATACCCCGATCCCTCCCCTTACCACTCAGACGTACCACCACGTGATGAATGGAGGCGATCCAGTAGACCCCGAGACCGGCCAGAATTTGTCCATGATCGGGTATGCCGTGCACGAGGAGTGGAAGAAGCTTCGGCCCGGCCAGAAGTCGCAGAAGTACTTCCACGTGCGGCGGCAGCACCCGGACCAGCCGTACGACACGATCATGGCTGCGCAGGGCGACATCACGATCACCGGCCCGGCCCACTGGACGGAGCCCCGCAAGCTCAACCTGGTCGAACTGCGGGCCCTCGGGGGGTTCCCGCCGGACTTCACCCTGACGGGTAGTTACAGCCAGCGGTGGGAGCGGATCGGGCGCGCGGTCCCGCCGGTCATGATGGCGAAGATCGCAGAGACGGTCCGGGACAAGATCCTCATGCCCCTGCTCGAAGAGGGGATCATCTGATGTGCGGCATCGTGGCGGTGGCCGGGTGGGCCCATCTCGCCCCGGCCGTCCTGGCCATGGACCACCGGGGTCCGGACGCGCGCGGGATCACGGTAGTCGGAGGCGTCCGTCTCGGGCACACCCGGCTGGCGATACAGGACGTGGACAGCCGGTCGGATCAGCCGTACACCGACGGCGCGGTGACGATCTCCTACAACGGCGAACTGTTCAACGCGCCCCGGGTTCGGAGCCGGGTCGAAGCTCTTGACCCTGGCCGGGTGTGGCACACCACCGGGGACACCGAAGTGATCGCGGCGGCTCTTGCCGTGCTCGGTCCGGGGGCCGCACTCCCCTTGTTCGACGGCATGTTCGCCATCGCGTGGGCGGATAGGGACCGGCCGGGCGTGTTGTTCGTGGCGCGCGACCGGCGGGGGGAGATCCCACTGCATGTTCACCGTGCTCATCCCGTGGTGGTGGCTTCCGAGTTGAAGGCGTTCACCGCGCTGGGTCGGCGCTGCGGAGCGGCCGTGGTGGACGTCCCGCCGGGGCAGTGGTGGGAGATCGACAAGGCCGGGGATATCACCCCGCATGCATTCCACCGGCTGGCCCCGTTGCCCATGGACGTCCAGCCTCTGGACGCCAGCAAGATCCTTCGTACCGCGCTGTCCCGCGCAGTCGACCGGCGCATGATCTCGGATGTCCCGGTCTGCTCGCTTCTGTCCGGCGGGATCGACTCTGCGGTCATCGCCTATGAACTCGCCCAACGCACACCGGATTTGGTCTGCTACACCGCCGTGCTCGACCCCAAGTCACGTGATCTGCGGTGCGCACGCGAGACGGCCGAAGCGCTCGGGCTGGCCCTGGTTGAAGTGAAGGTCGACGTCCCCACGGCGGACGACCTGGTTGGCGTGATCCGCCACATCGAGATGCCGTTCAAGGCGCAGATCGAGATCGGCTGGCCGTGCCTCGCGCTGGCCGAACGGATCCGGTCCGACGGCTTCAAGGTCACGTTCACCGGCGAGGGATCCGACGAGCTGTGGGCCTCGTACGGGTTCGCGTACCACGGCCTCCAGAAGCAGGACTGGCACACCTACCGGCGCGACTTGATCCTGTCCCAGGCGATCAAGAATTTCCCCCGGGTCAACAAGGCGTTCATGGCTCACGGGGTGGAGGGCCGCCTGCCCTTCCTCGACCCGGACGTGGTGGACTTCGCCCTGTCCTTGCCCCGGGTGTCCGTCCAGAACGGGCCTGGGCAGCCCAAGGCCGTCCTCCAGCGGGCTTACCGGGGTGACCTACCCTCAGCAGTGATCGAACGCCCCAAGGTGGCCTTCCAGGACGGCATGGGGCTCAAGACCGCGATCACCACCCGACTCGCACAACCAGTGAGGTACTACCGTGCCGAACACCGACGGCTCTACGGCTGACGTCGCCGAGCAGTTCCAGACCGGATCATGGGCCTTCACCCAGGACGTGGTGGACGTCTTCGACCAGCACGTCCGGGCTTCGGTCCCGTTCTACGACGCCATTCAGGATCTTGCTGCCCAAGTCTCCGACTGGACTGTTCCGGCCGGTGGCTTGGTGGCCGACCTGGGGGCCAGCACGGGCACCACCGTGCGCCGGATGATGGCCCGTCATCCTCAGCGGAACATCCATGCGGCGCTCTATGACGTGGAACAGCCGATGCTCACCCGGGCATCCGCGCTCATGGCGAAGGAGCCACATTCCGGGGAGCACGTGCAGTACTTCGATCACGACATCACCCAGCCCCTCAAGCACGCCGACGCCGACCTGACCTTGATCTTCTTCACCCTCCAGTTCATGTCTCTCCGGGGCCGTCTGGCGGCGTTGCGCAACGCGCGCATGTGCGCCAACGAAACCGGCGCCCTGCTGGTGGCGGAGAAGGTCCGGCCCACCGATGCCCGGTGGGCGGAGATTGCCAACGACCTCAGCCACGACTGGAAGGCTGACCACGGGATCGACGCGTCAGCCATTCGGGCAAAGGCCTCAGCGCTCCGGGGAGTCCTCATGCCGTACCCTGAATCCACCCTGAAAATGACCATGGAGTCGGCCGGGTGGAAGGCTCCGGAAGTACTCTTCCGGTGGCACTCGTGGGTAGTCATGGGCGCTTTCGCCACGGTGTCCGGATATTAGGAGGTGGCCCCCGATGACCCCCGAAGCACGCCGTAAGAAGGCTTTTGGCTTTGCCCTCGCGGGTGTCGACTGGAACGTGATCGTCGTCGAGTGCGGCTATTCCTCGCGCACGGAAGCCGTCGCGGACGTAGAAACAGCGCTTACGGAAAACCCCATTGACGCCCTGTCTCCGACCGCCACCAGGGCGCTTCAGATGGCCAGGATCTCACGTCTGTTGTCGTCCGTGTGGGTATCCGCCATCGGCGGGAACAACCGGTCGGTGGAAGTGTCTTCGTCCCTGATCCGGCAGCTTATGAAAGCGCAGGGGATCGAAGAGTCCGACCCCCAGAAAGTCCCGGATGACCCCGGGCACATGTCTGCCTACGATGAGCTGGCCGCGCGGCGGCCGGGGTCCCTCGGTGGTCCCCGGCGTGAGGCGAACGGCCGCCGTCGCGGATCCGGTCACGGCGCCGTCCGGTGAGCCTTCTCCGGGTGGACGCATGGGATCCGCGTCTGATCCTGCCCGACCAGGGCGATCAGATACCCCGGATCTACTGCGTCCCCTCGAAGATCAGTTCTCGCGGGCAAGAGGCCCGCGAGCTGGCATCCATAGCGGGCCTCGAACTCGACCCTTGGGAGGCGCTGGCGCTGGACGAACTACTCGGAGTCCAGAGCGACGGAAGGTGGTCATCCAGGGATTTCGGGCTGGTGGCCGGACGCCAGAACGGCAAGGACGTCGTCCTCGAAGCCCGTGAGCTGTTCGGCCTGTTCCTGTCCGAAGACGACGAGCTGACTATCCACAGTGCCCACCTCTACGACACGGCTTTGCGGCACTTCCAGCGCATCGAGCAGCTGATCGAATCCACCCCCGACCTTGACCGGTTCCTCACCACACACCGGGGGTCGGTCAGCCGGTCGCACGGCAAGGAGGGCATCGAGATCGTCCGTGACGGGGTGACTCGTGAGCTGCGGTTCCGTACCCGGACGGAGGGCGGCGGCCGTGGCTGGACATGTGATTGTCTGATCTTCAACGAGGCCATGATCCTGTCCGGCGTCGCGGTAGGCGCGATCCTGCCCACGCTGTCCGCCGTGCCGAATCCGCAAGTGATCTACGCCGGGTCGGCCGGGTTCAAGCACTCCACAGCTTTCGGACGTCTGCGCCGCCGTGGCCTGCGGGGGGAGCCCCGGGTGTCGTTCCTGGAATGGTCCGTGGAGCCGTGCTCGAACTTCTGCCCCCGGGACTGCGAGGAACACGATCAGAAGCGGTTCCAGATTCTTCCCGGCATGCCCGAGGAAGAGATCATCCGCAAGACCAACAGGATCATCATCTCGTACGCCAAGGCCAACCCGGGATTCGGCATCCGGATCGGCGGCGTCATGGACCCCCGGCAGTCCCTCGAACACATCCTTGGGGAACAGTCCCAGATGGACCCTGAAGAATTCGACAGGGAGCGGCTGGGACTCGGTGACTGGCCGGTTGAGGAGGACGCCTGGCAAGTCATCGACGAGCCGTCATGGCAGGCTGCGGCCGACCTCACGTCCTCACCCATTGCGCCCCTGGTGTTCGCCGTCGACATGACCCCGGACCGGAAGTACGCCTGCATCGCGGTGGCCGGTACCAACCCGGACGGGCTGACTCACATAGAGATCACCGGGGAGGACGACCTGGATCACAAGCCCGGTGACCGGTGGGTGGTTCCCCGGCTTGAAGCATTGATCACCCGGTGGAAACCTGCCGCGATCGTCATCGACCGCGCTTCCCAGGCCGGGTCTCTGATCACCGACCTGGAGCGTGAAGGCGGGGTTATGGACACCCTGAACATGGAGGTCCAGTCACCCACGGCTCGCGAGTACGCGCAGACCTGCGGGTGGTTCGGTTCGTCCGTGGTTCCTCCCCAGGGCGAGACCCAGAGGTTGGTTCACCGGGATCAGGTGTCCCTGACGCTGGCGGTGTCCGGCGCGGCCAAGCGTAATCTTGCGGAACTGTGGGCCTGGGACCGTAAGTCGACCACGACGGATATCTCCCCGCTGGTGGCCGCGACCCTGGCTATCTGGGGCCTCCAGGCCAGGGCACATGAACTGACGACAGCTGATCCTTGGGTGGTGGTCCGGTGACCCGGCGCGAATGCGTGATCTTTGTCCTGATCGGTATTGCTATGATCGCGGCGAGTCTCACCATGCTGTTCGGTCCATGGGGCCTGTTCGGCACCGGTGCCGCACTTCTGATCGGCGTACCGCTGCTTGTCGACCAGGTGGACGAAGTCACCGAGCGCAAGGAGGTCAAGCCGAATGGCTAAGCTGTGGCGGTCCTTGCTCGGACGGACGGAACAGCGCGCGGATCCCATGATCACCATGTCCGAGTGGTACGAGATGATGACGTACCAGGGCATGAACTACCAGCTCGGCGGCACGTCCACCAGCGTCGACACCGAGTCGATCGAGAACTCGTTCGTCGGGTACATCAACTCTCTGTACAAGACGAACGGGATCGTCTTCGCCTGCATGGAGGCCCGCAGGTCGGTGTTCTCCGAAGCGCGGTTCCAGTTTCAGAGGATCAAGAACGGCCGTCCTGGTGACCTGTTCGGTTCACCGGCGCTGAGTCTGCTGGAGTACCCGTGGCCGAACGGCACCACAGGCGAACTTCTCAGCCGCGCGATTCAGGATGTGGACCTCACCGGTAACCACTACGTGGCGCGCGAGGCCGGGCGGCTGCGGCGCCTGCGGCCGGACTGGGTACAGATCATCCTCAGCGCGGCGCCGGACCAGGCCGTGAAGTCCGATGTTCTGGGTTACGCCTACTACCCCGGCGGAATCGGCAACGGGAGTCCTGAGATCTACCCGGTTGAGCAGATCGCGCACTGGTGCCCGATCCCGGACCCCGAAGCGCAGTACCGGGGCATGTCCTGGCTGACCCCCGTACTCCGGGAGATCCAGTCGGACAAGGAGGCCACCAGCCATAAGGCCAAGTTCTACGCCAACGCTGCGACCCCGAAACTGGCCGTGTCGGTCAGCGACACCGTGACTCGGGATCAGTTCGTTCAGTTCATGGACGCGTTCGAGGCCGCCAACGGCGGAATCGAAAATGCGTACAAGACCATGTACCTCGGGGGCGGAGCGAGCGTCGACCTGGTCGGCGCGAATATGGTCCAGATGGACTTCAAGAACGTCCAGGGCGCGGGTGAGACCCGCATCGCTGCGGCTGCCGGGGTTCCGTCCGTGGTGGTGGGATTCAGCGAGGGCATGCAGGGGTCGTCCCTGAACGCGGGTAACTACAAATCGGCCAAGGAGTCGTTCGGAGAGCGGACCTTGCGCCCCCTGTGGCGGTCCATTTCAGCGGCCTACCAGACGATCACCGTGATGCCGAGCAGCAACGGCACGGTCCGGCTGTGGTACGACGATCGCGACATAGCGTTCCTGCGCACAGACCGGCTGGAAATGGCGAAGATCCAGACCGAGCAGTTCGGCAACCTGTCCAAGGCGATCACGTCGGGGTTCACCCCGGAGTCGTCTGTCGCTGCGGTGAACGCCTTCGACCTGACCATGCTGGAACACACGGGCCTCGTGTCCGTGCAGTTGCTCCCGCCGGGCACAGAGGCTCCCGGGGCGACGCCTCCGACTGGGCCTCCGGTGCTGCCGCCGGGCCAGCCTGCGGAACCGGCGCAAGCGAACAGCGGCACGTTCTATGCCCTGTTGCCGGGTGGTGGTGGTGCCCCAAAAGTCGTGAGGATCACCCGGCACGGGAACAAGGGGGATCCGGGCTACTCCCTCCTGCATCCCGGTTCCGGCGGTGGAAACGGGATAGGGATCTCCGTCAAGGACCACCTGAACGAGTCTGAGAACAACATCCTTGACGAGAACATCAGCGATGCATTCTATGCCGGTGTGGTCAAGCAGGAGTACAACCCGTTCACGGACCCCGGAAGCCATGACTACGACGAGGACGAAGACCTTGAGGACGGGCAGACGTCGGTGATCGACTGGGCCGGACTCGGACAGTTCTACGCGGCAGGGCACGACCAGGGGTGGTATTCGAACTTCGAGGGCAGTCGTCGTCTCCGGCGAGCAGGGAACGAACTGGTCGGCTTGGACCAAGGGGATCATGACCTTCTCCTGGGGTCCGGCGAGACCAACGACTATGACAGGGTGACTGCATTCGGGATGGTCCTCGGCCTGGCGACTTCCAAGCCTCAGGCCGGGGAGCTGTACCGGGGGAGTTACTACGACGGGGCCAGCGCGGATGACATCGCAGGGAACTTCACCGAAGGCGGCACGCTCGATTTCTCACTTGTGTCATTCACGAATTCCCCGGGGGTCGCGGAATACTTCGGAGACCCTGATCTCTACGAGAAGAACTTCGGGGAGGGCACGGCAGGAGGCGGAGCCCGGCTGATGTTCACCGTGGAACCCGGCGCACAGGGACTGCTGGGCCATCCGTTCGCTGAAGACATGAAGGCCGGGGACCCCGGTACGAACATCGAAGAGGACGAAGACGAACATGATCTCGTCAAAGATGACAACCCGGACCGGGCGCGGGAGATCGTCACCGGTGGGCGGTTCGAGATCAAGGAAGTCGTGGTCGACGGGGATACGATCAGCGTGCGTCTGCGGCAGGAGTTCACGTACAACCCGGTGACCGGGAGGACCACGTGAAGAAGATTGACGTTCTGGACCTGTTCGCCGGGACGGTATCAGCGCCCAAACCACAGAAGGCGAAGGCCCCCAAGAAGGCCAAGGACCCGCAGCCCGAGAAGGATCTCACTGCCCCGAAGGGGGGCTGAACATGCCCGATATCGAGCCGATCAACGGTCCTCCGACGCGGCTGTCTGTTCCGGTCTGCCGTACCCACTCCGACCGAACCGAGCTGCGGATGGAGCAGCGTGCCGACGGCAAGGACGGCATGCCGGTCATGGAGGGTCATTTCTCCATGTTCGACAACTGGTACCAGATCAACTCGGCATTTGAAGGGAAGTTCCTGGAGCGCATCGCCCCCGGGTCGTTCAAGAAGACGTTCAACGACGACGCGTCCCGGAAGAACGCGGGCGACAAGATCAAGTGCCTGCTTGAGCATGGCCATGACTACACCGTGGGAGACAAGCCCCTCGGGGTGCCCCGGTCGCTCAGCGAGGACGGAGACGGCGCCCGGTACGAGGTCCCGCTGCTGGACACCTCGTACGTGCGCGACCTCGTACCCGCTCTGGACGCCGGTGCATACGGGTCGTCGTTCCGGTTCCGGGTCCTCCAGGACGAGTGGGTCGAGGAGCCCGAGCGGTCCGACTCCAACCCGGACGGCATCCCGGAGCGCACGATCCGGGAGGTCCGGGTCATGGAGTTCGGGCCGACGATGTTCCCGGCCAACACCAGCGCGACGGCCGGGATGCGGTCCACCACGGACGACTACTACGCGGCGCTGCGGGCCCGGCGCCCGGATGAGTACGACACGGCCATGCGGTCCGTCCGGGAGACGCGCGAGAGCCTCGCTGCCGAGCGCGCGGCGGCCGTTGCCGACAACGGGCCCGGCCGGTCCGATACGGCCGACGCAGTCGAACCGGACGACGAGACGCTGACTCAGCGCAGTGAGTACATCGTCAGCCTGATCGACCAGGGATACGACCAGGACAAGGTCACCGAGTGGGCCGAACGGCAGGACACCACACAGCCACTGTCCGGCGTGCCGTATGCTCTTCCGCAGAAGCCCGTGGTCACCGCTCCGGCGGCCGACGCAGCGGGCACCACGACTGAGGTTCCGGTGATCACTCCCGGGACCGGCACCACCCCGGCCAAGCCGGGAGGCACCCCGAAGCCCGGGGCCGCCGGGACGGCAGTACCCCGGAGCCGCGTGAGCACTCCAACTCCCCTGAAGCCGAAGGAAGTTACGAGGAGTGCATCCCCCATGGATGAACTGACCATGACGGTCGCGGAGCGCGAGCAGCGACAGGCCGAGATCCGTTCCCGGCTCCAGGAGATCGACGCGGAGCACAACGGCGCGGTCCTCCCCGAGGAGCGGCAGACCGAGTGGGACGATATCAGCGCCGAGTTCGAGGTGCACACGGCGGCCATTGCGGCGGCCAACGCACGATCGGCACGCCTCGCGGTCCTTGCCGGTAGCGGCAGCACCGAGGACGGTACTGGGTTCACCGCCCCGAACCAGATCCGGCAGCGGCGTGCCGAGAACATCTACGACATCACGTCCCTGCGGCGTGACGCGCGCAACGTGGATGACCTCGCCAGGGCCATGCGTGACAACGCGCTGCGGGCCGTGGAGATGAGCCACTACGACTCGGTGGACGACGAGGACGCGACGCGTACCCGCATCGAACGCCTGCTGCGCCGGGTGGACGACAAGGACGGCACGATCGCCCGGGGCATCCTCCAGACCGGCTCCGAGACGTACGACCGGGCGTTCGGCAAGATGGCGCTGGCGGGCGGCACGGACGGCCTCACGAACGAGGAGCGCGCGGCGCTGGCGGTCGGTGTCACCACCACCGGCGGGTTCGCGGTCCCGTTCAACCTGGACCCGACCGTGATCCTCACGGACGCCGGTGTCGTCAATCCGATCCGCCAGATCGCGCGAGTCGTCCAGATCGCGGGCAAGCAGTGGCAGGGCGTCACGTCGGCGGGCATCACCGTGTCCCGCGCCGCTGAAGCGGCCGAGGCCGGGGACAACGCGCCGACGATCGCGCAGCCGACCGTCACGCCGTCCCGCGTCCAGGGCTTCGTGCCCTTCAGCTTCGAGATCGACCAGGACTGGTCGCAGATGCGCGGCGAGCTGGCAACGATGTTCGCCGAGGCCAAGGACACCGAAGAGGCGACGGCGTTCATCACCGGCAACGGCACTCCGCCGAACCCCGAGGGCGTCATCACCGGCGTGTCGGCGGTCGCGGGCAGCGTCAAGCAGGCGGTCACCGTCGGCGGCATCGCGGCGGTGGACATCTACCTCCTGGTGGACGATCTGCCCCCGCGCCACACCCCGAACGCGTCGTTCCTGGGCAACAAGGCGGTGTACAACCGCGTACGGCAGATCGACACGGCCGGTGGCTCGAACCTCTGGGCCCGGATCGCCGAAGGCCGCCCCTCGCGCCTGGTCGATTACCCGGTGTACGAGGCGTCCACCATGGCCACGGCCATGACGGACACCACCTACGTGCTCCTGCTCGGGGACTTCTCCAAGTTCCTGATCGTGGACCGTATCGGCATGGCGGTGGAACTGATCCCGCACTTGTTCCACACGTCGAACAACCGGCCTTCCGGTCAGCGCGGCCTGTACGCCGTGTGGAGGAACGGATCGAAGGTTCTCGACCCGAACGCGTTCCGTCTCCTCGAAGGCAACACCGCCTGATCCGCTGGTCCGGGGCTTGTCGACTGACAGGCCCCGGTGTCACCGGCTGATCCAAGGAGGAAGACATGGCCGGAAAGATCTACGTAGCCCGCTACAGCGCGGTCCTGGATGGACCCGACGGGGGCCAGGTCACCGTGACCGGTGGGGTCACCCGAGTCCGCGAAGGTCACCCTCTTCTTCGTGGCCGTGAGTCCATGTTCGACGAGGTCAGCGTGCACTATGACATCGAGGACGCGCGCAGTGCACCCCAGGACGAGCCTGAACCGGAGCCCGTGGTCAGTGCCCCTGCCAAGGCTGCTCCGGCGACGGCGGAGGACGACGATTACTTCCCCCCTCCGGCGAAGAAGACGGCGGCACCCCGGCGCGGTCCCCGGAAGCAGGCGTGACCCATGGCGAACACGATCAGGTCGCTGGCGGCCGACGCGGCAGGGTTCGAAGTGCTGCCGTCGGCCGCGCGGACGACGACCCCGGACACGCAGGAGTTCGAGATCGTCGGGCGCGGCTACGGCTACGCCGGTCTGCATCTGATCATCGACGTCACCGCCGTGACGTCCACGCCTTCGCTTGTTGTCACGGTGTCCGGGGTCGACAGGGTCAGCGGTAAGACGTACGCGCTGCTGACGTCGGCGGCCATAGCCACGGCGGTGACGACGGTTCTCCGGGTGTCCCCGGGGGCGACTCCGGCGGCCAACCTGGCAGTCGGGGACAACCTGCCCCCGGTGTTCCGGATCACCGTCACCCACGGAAACGCCAACTCGGCAACCTACTCAGTGGCAGGGATGTTGGTCTGATATGCGTTCCGGCGCATGACTATGTGATCCAATCGAGCCGGTCTCCGGACCGCCCGAGTTACTGATCAGTAAGGGCCAAAAAGCCCTGTGTGCCCGTCTAACGAGATCCTTTAGCTGGGTGGCCCCGTTGGTCCAGGGGTAAGATCAAAAGAGTTTCCGCAGGTCAGACGGCCTGCTAGACGCTAACCAGGAGGTGGGGTCCGTGGCACTCGGCGACACGTACGCGGTCCTCGCCGATCTCAAGGCGTATCTGGGTATGCAGGAAGACACCCGGTTCGACACCTCGCTGACCCAGGCCCTGGAGTCCGTGAGCGACGAGATCGAACAGCACTGCAACCGGCAGTTCAACAAGGTCACGTCGGCGACCGCCCGGGAGTTCCGGGTCATGTACACCCCGTTCGTGATCGTGGACGACTTCCACACGGTGACCGGTCTGGTGATCGAAGCTGACAATCTGGACGGAGTGTTCACCGCGCTGACCGCGACCGACTACGAGTTGCAGCCGCTCAACGGTGTGGTGGACGGCCAGCCCGGCTGGCCCTACAACAAGATCGTCATCCGTCCGACGGCCGTCAACCGGGTCACGCGCGGCGGCCGGTTGCGCGTCACCGCGCAGTGGGGGTGGACGGCCGTACCGGCGCCGGTCAAGCAGGCCTGCCTGATCATGGCGGCGGCCACTTTCCAGATCAAGGACGCGCCCTTCGGGGTGGCCGGGTCCGATCAGTGGGGGTCCATCCGGGTCAAGGACAACCTGATGGCACAGAACAAGCTCAGCCGTTTCGTCGTCAGCAAGATCTTGGTGGGCTGACCCATGGCGAACTTCTCCGAGATCCGCGCGGCTATCGACAACACGGTCCAGAACCGCATTCCGACCATGCGCGGGTACAACGAGGTCAAGGACGTCGTCCAGCTTCCTGCCATGGTCGTCATGCCCGCGCGCGACACGGCCGACTTCTCCGGCGCCATGGGCCGGGGCATGGACGTGTGGAAGTTCGACCTGTTCGTCCTGGTTCAGCGCGGTGAGGGATCCGTGGCACAGGCAGCCCTTGACCAGTACGTCACCGGGTCCGGCGCCCGGTCGCTGCGGCAGGTGTTCTACGAAAACGCCGATCTTGGCCTGACGGACGGCACCGATGCCAACTGCGACGGCATCCGGGACTACGGCGGGAAGTTCGAGACAGCACGAATCGATCATGTCGGCGCTATCGTGCGGCTCACCGTCCGCACTCCTGGGAAGTGAGTAGATCATGAGCCTCCGGACCAAGCAGACCATGTCCGTAGCGGGCACTCCGCCGACATTCGCGGCGGTCACGGCGTCCGACACCATGCCCGTCGGTGACCGGCTGTTCGCGGTGTACCGCAGCACCCACACCGTGCAGTGCGATGTGATCGTGGTCATGCCGACCGCGCTCACGCTGGAGACCGGCGACGACTACCCGAACAAGACCTACAGCCTCGCTATCGGCAGCGTCACCATGCAGGAGCTGTGGATCCCGCTTCTGAAGCTCTACCAGGACGGGACCACGGGCGTAGCGACGATCACCACGGAACTCCAGGACGCGACGATCACGATGGCGGTGGTGGAGCGGTGACCCCACCCAGGCAGCGCAAGGGCAGTGGCGGACCGGCGCAGGCTCCGCAGGTTCAGCCGCGCCCGGCCACTCCCGCGCCCCGCCCGTCCCCCCGCGATGACGGATTCCCTCCGAACCCCGTCAGGGGCGTCAGGGCGGGCCGGGAGGAGCCGGTCGACCGGATGTACCGGGTCACCGGTCCCAAGCCCGTAGGCGGCGTCTCAGCGCCCGGCACGGTGGTCCTGTGCCTGACCGACGCGCAGGCTGCGGCACTCGAATCGGGCGGACACATAGAAGCCGTCAAGGAACTAGACCCGGTTGAGCCCATGGCGGGCACCGACGAGGAAGGTAACTGATCATGGGTAAGATTGTCCTGCGGGATTGCACCATAACGATCAACGCAGTGGATCTCAGCGACCACGTTTCGTCGGTCGAGATAAATTTTGTGAAAGACGAGGTGGAAACGACCTCTTTTAGCGGGCAGGGGCGTGAGCGCGTCGCCGGTCTGAAGGATGACTCGTTCGTGGTCAACTTCCAGCAGGACTACGCCACCGGCGAGGTCGATCAGACCTTGTTCCCGCTGTACAACAACGAGACCGAGTTCACGGTGGTCGTGAAGCCGACGGCGGCGGCCGTCTCGGCGACGAACCCGAGCTACACGGCGACGTGCATCATCCTGGAGTACCAGCCCCTCTCCGGCTCGGTCGGCGACCTCTCCGAGACCGAGGTCACGTTCCCGAGTCAGCGGACCGGCATCGCGCGGGCCACGACCTGACATGCCGTCCAACTCGGGGGACAACAAGCCGTCAACCGGCGCGCGCGTATCCGACGTCGCGCGCGCCGGGTACGAGGCGTACGGCGACTGGACAGAGTGGAGGACGTGGGACGGCCGGGACATGCCCCGGTGGACCGACCTCCCCACACGCACCCAGATGGCATGGGTCGCGGCGGCCGGTGCCATCACCCGTAAGCTCAGCGCCCCCGAGGGAGGTGGGTGACCATGGCCAGCACCACGCCCGGACGGCAGATCGTCTCGGTGGCCACCGGCCCCGAGTGGAAGCGCGTGGCGGCGGCGCTCAATGCTCAGGACAAGTCATTGGGTGACAAGTTCCGGCGCGAAGTGCGTGAGGCATCGGACGTGCTGGCCGCGCGTGCGCGCCGGGCCGTGCTGAACATCCCGACCACCGGCGCCAAACACACCGGGCTGCGCGGCCGGGTGGCCAAGGGCGTAGGCACAAAGATCACCGGTTCCGGTGTGCAGATCACCACGTCCATGGACGACCGGGACGAGATCAACCTTCCGGCGTACCTGGACAGCCAGCGCGGCTGGCGCCACCCGGTGTACGGCAACCGTGACGTATGGGTCCGGCAGACGACCGGCGGATCGTGGTTCCGGGAGACCATCTCGTCCGGACGTGACGACGTGGAGGACCGCCTGTCGGACGTCATGGACGATGCTGCGCGGACCATCAGCCGCGCAGGCACCGGGCGGTAGACAACTTCATACGACCACCCCCACAGCGGGGTGGCCGGGTCCTGTGCGGGTCGCCCGGTCACCTCCAAGACCCGCACTGACCCGCATGGCAACACCGGACAAGGAGACAGGCATGCCGAGGTACCTGGGACGAGACGACATATTCAAGGCGGACGACCAGCAGTACGGGGAGGTTCCGGTCCCGGAGTGGGCGCCCGTGGGCGACCCCCACCCCGAGGAGTGGTCACTCCGGCTGAAGGGAATGACCGGCCGGGAGCGCGACCTGTTCGAGGCGTCCATGGCGCCCAAGGGGAACAGCAAGAAGCCGAACCTGGACAACTTCCGCGCGCGGCTGATCGTTCAGTGCGCGGTCGACGAGGAGGGCAACCGGCTCTTCAACAACGGTGACGTCAAGTGGATCGGTGAGAAGTCGGCCAAGTCCATATCCCGCGTCTTCGACGAGTGCCAGGGGATGAACGGCCTCACCGACGACGACGTGAACGAGCTGACCGAAAATTTCGGCGACGGCCAGAGCGAGCTTTCTACTTCCGTCTCGCCCTCGCCCTCGGATGGCAGTCCGTCGAGTGGGGACTCTCCCGGATAAGCTCCCGCGAACTGGCGGAGTGGATGGCGTACGAACGGGAGGACGGCCCGATCGGGAGCCGGTGGCAGGACGAGGCCACGGCGGCGACGCACGAGCAGTTGCAGCGGTTGAACCACCTCCTTGGAGCGGCCCACTTCACGGACCGGAAGCACAAGAAGAACCCGGTGCCCAGCCCGAAGAAGTACCCCCGTCCGTACGAGATGTTCGAAAAGGACCAGCCGGACCACTATCGTTCCGACGAGGACGAGATGGACACCGGAGCAATGGAGACGTTCGGGGCCGACGACGAGGAGACCGGGGACCATGGCGACGATCACTAACATGGCGTTCCGGATCAACTCGTTCTACAGCGGCGAGGGGATGCGCCAGGCCCGGCGGGACATTGCCAACCTGGACACCTCGATGAACGCGCTGACCAAGTCGTCCCGCGCCCTGGTCCCCGGCATGCGCGACCTGGTGGCAACGGCGCTGGCCCTGGGCCCTGCCCTCGTACCGATCGCCGGTGGGCTGCTGGCGATCGGCGCGGCGGCCGGGTCCGCGTTCGTGTCCGCAGGGGCCGTTGTCACCATCTACGCCCTGGCCATGAAGGGGGCTATAGAACAGACCGTGGGGCAGAGCTCTGCCGTTGGGCAGACCGCTACGGCCCTGGCTAACGCAGAGAAGCAGCTCAACAACACGGCCAAGGGAACCAAGGACTACGAGAAAGTCCTTAAGAAAGTCACCGAGGCGGAGAAGGCGCACGAGGCCGCGATCAAGTCTCTCCCCGCTGTGCAGGAGAAGTTCGCCCGGTCGTACGACGACATGAAGCAGTCCGTCGAGTCGTTCAATGACCAGAACGCCAAGTTCACCCTGGGCCCGGCCACCACCATGCTGGAAGCGTTCACTGCTGCCCTTCCCAAATTCAGCGTCGTGATCCGGGCCATATCCCCGGAGATCCAGCGGGTGGCCACCCTGACCAAGCAGTGGGTCACCGATGGAGGGCTGGACCGGTTCATCGCGTTCCTGGTGCAGTCCGGCGTACCCGCGTTCCGGGGGTTCGTGGACGCGATGCGGTCCCTGTTCGGCGCGCTGGGTGTAGGGATGCGAGCCACGGCGCCACTGGGAGCTGCGTTCACCGACTGGCTTCAGAAGACCATGACGGCGTTCCAGGGCTGGGCCGAAGGCGGCGGTTTCCAGAGGTTCATGGAGTGGCTGTCGGCCAACAGCCCGGCACTCATCGCGGCGGCCAAGGATCTCGGTACGTTCCTGGCCAACGTGGGCAAAGCAGTCGGCGACATGTCCGGGGGCGCGTTCGTCGTGTTCGGCGTGTTCCTCAGGGTCCTGGCGTCGTTCCCGCCGGATCTGCTCACCGCCCTGACGTACGGATTCATCGCATGGGCTGCGGCGCTGAAGATCTACGCACTGGTCGCTTTCGTGGCCGCTGCCGCGACCACGGCCATGACCCTGGCAGCGGCTCCGTTCGGACTCCTCATGCTCGGAGTGGCCCTGACGATCGCGGCTGTGGTTGCGGCGATCATCGCGGTAGGGGTCGGAATATTCTTCCTGGTCAAGTACTGGGACACCGTGTGGGCCGCCCTGAAGACGGCCGCGCTGGCCGTGTGGAACGCCCTTCAGGTCGCATGGGAGTACACCTGGAATGCGATCAAGACGGCGGCCGTCGCCGTGTGGAACTTCCTGACCAAGGGCTGGGGCCAGTTCGTCCTGCTGCTCCTGGGGCCCCTCGGGGTGATCGCCTTCATCGCGCTGCACTGGGACGAGATCTGGGGGAAGGTCAAGCAGGTCGCATCCGCCGTCTGGGGGTGGATACAGGACGCGTGGGCAACCACCACAGCGTGGATCTCTGACAAGTACTTCGCGGTCATGGGCGAGGTGTTCGAGGCCTGGAACACGGTATGGCCGGAAATGCAGCAGGCCGCATCCAACGTGTGGAACTTCCTGAAGGCGGCGTGGTCGGTCCTGTGGGCCGGGATGCAGTTCGTGTGGGATCAGTTCTGGGGCCTGTTCGGGCCGTCCGTGAAGTCCTCGTGGGAGGGATTCACGAATACCGCGTCGGCCGCCTGGGATCTCCTGAAGGCCGGATGGGGCCTGGTGTGGTCGGTCATCCAGGGGATCTACACCACGGCATGGGCGATCCTGTCCAGCTCGTGGAAGATCGGGTGGACGTTCCTCACTGAGACGGCCAAGATCGCATGGGCCATTCTGACCGGTGCCTGGAAGGTCGTATGGGAGATCGTCAAGGGTGTGTGGGACGTCTGGTACGCGCTGTTCTCCGGGGTTTTCGAGACAGCGTGGAAGACTTTGTGGGCCATACTCCGGGGCGTCTGGAATGTCATCAAGGCGGCATGGGATGTTCTCTGGGAAGTTATCACCGCCACATTCATGGTGTTCCTGGCGATCTTCACCGGCAACTGGGGTAAGGCCTGGAAAGCGATCCAGGAGGCGGCTGCCGCCATCTGGAACCTCATGAAGGCCCTGTGGACCATGTTCCTGGACGTCATGTCGACGCTGCTGTCCGGGTTCATCAACACGGCCAAGCAGGTATGGAACGCATTCTGGACGGCCATCCAGAACGTGGCCGCCACATTCTGGAACGCCCTGAAGAACCTGTTCCAGACATTCCTGACGGCCGTCAAGAACCTGTGGGACACGGTATGGACCGCGATGCGTACGATCTTCCAGACGATCGTCACGGCCATCGTCAACATCGCCACGAATGCCTGGGCCACGCTCCGGGCCGCACTCAATACGTTCTTGGAATTCGTCAAGGCTGTGTGGAACACATCCTGGACTACCGTGCAGAACTTCTTTGGAACGTCTGTCACAGCGCTGGTCAACAAAGCTGCGGAACTGTGGACGAAGGTTCGGGAGCTGTTCAACGCCGGGTCGAACTGGCTGCGTACCACGTTCTGGAACCCGGTCAGCAACTTCTTCACCAAGACCATTCCGGACGCGTTCGAAAAAGCGGCCAACGCACTGGGCAAGGGCTGGGACAAGATCCGCAAGTTGGTCCGGGACCCCATCCAGGCCGTGGTGAACGTGGTCTACAACAACGGCATCGTGAAGTTGTGGAACCTGGTGGCCGGGGTGTTCGGCGCCGACAAGCTGAGCAACTTCACGCTCCCCGCATTCAAGGCCGGAGGGTCGACCGGCGACGGGCCGGGCAAGGACCGGGGCTTCCCTGCCCTGCTCCACCCCAACGAGCACGTCTGGACGGCGCGCGAGGTGGCCGGGGCCGGTGGTCACGAGGCCGTGGCGCGCATGCGGTCGCAGGCCCTGAAGGGTGAGCGGGTACGGACGTACGGCGGCCGGAGCTTCGAGGACGGCGGAGGGTTCCTCGGGACCGGCATCGGCGCGGACATCGGCCCCGACCTGATACCGGACGGGATCATCAAAAACGCGTTCGGCAAGCTGAAAGATCTGGCTCTCGGTGCGATCTACGGGCCGTTCTCGTCCGCCGTGGACGGCGTGGCCAAGATCGGCAAGACGGCGGTCAGGGCTGCGGTTCCCGGCAGCGGAGCGGCCATGGAGAAGCTCGGCACCGGAATGATCGACAAGATCGCCACCACGATCAAGAACTGGGTCAAGGAGAAGGACGTTGCCCCCACGATCGCCGGGGGCTCGGTGGAAGCGGCCCTGGCATGGGCCCGTACCCAGGTCGGCAAGCCGTACCAGTGGGGCGGCGCGGGACCTGGCGGATACGACTGCTCAGGGTTCATGTCCGCGATCCAGAACGTCATCATGGGCAACAAGCCGAACTCACGGATATGGGCTACGGCGGCGTTCTCCGGGCAGGTCGCCCCGGCCGGGTGGAAGAAGTCGGAGAAGGCCCCGTTCATGGTCGGGATCACCAATGCCGGGGTCGGTCACACGGCCGGAACCCTGAACGGTGTGAACGTCGAATCGTCCGGCGGGGTCGGCGTGCGGGTCGGCGGCGGGGCGCGTGGCTACAACAACGGGATGTTCGGTTCCTGGTACGGATTCCTGCCGTCCAAGACCGCGTCCGGAGGCACGTCCCCGGCGCAGGCCAAGGCCACGGCCAAGGGCATGCTAGGGGCGTACGGGTGGTCCGCGCAGTACCCCGCCCTGGACGCTCTGTGGACCCGAGAGTCGGGCTGGCGGTGGAATGCCGACAACCCCAGTTCGGACGCGTACGGCATCCCTCAGGCCCTCCCGGGGTCCAAGATGGCGAGCGCCGGTGCGGACTGGAAGACGAACCCCGGAACCCAGATCAAGTGGGGGCTGGGGTACATCCGGTCCCGCTACGGATCGCCGAATGCGGCCAACAACTTCCAGAAGGCCAACAACTGGTACGGCTACGGCACCAGGTCCGCCGCGCCGGGCTGGGGCGTGGTCGGGGACCGTGGCATCGAGCTGATGAAGATGCGCGGCGGCGAGGACATCCGGCCGCTCGAATCGCTGGTCAGCGAACGCGGCGGCCAGGGCGTGAACCTGACCCTGCACATCGACGCGCGCGGCGCCACGGAGGCGGCCGTGCAGCGGCTGGAGACGACCCTGCCGGACAAACTCCGGATGGCTCTTGAACAGGGCATGGGGAGGAGGAGCTGATGACCACCCTCAACCACATATGCAACGGGGACTACCGCAACGAAGGGTGGACCCTGGTCGGCTCCGGGGTGACCCGCGTCTTCGAGGCCTGGAACAACGACGACGACACGAAGTACTGCAAGAACCCCCCGAACAAGGGCCGGTGCACGGTCCGGTTCCCGACGGACATTACGACCGTCGACCAGGGTGCGGTCATCACGTCGGTGACCATCAAGATCCGGTGCAACAAACTGGACAGCCAGTCACGGTCGATCACCGTCAACGTGCTGTGCACCGACGACCCCTCGCGGTTCACGTCCCGGACGATCTACCCCACGCAGACAATCGCCGATTACGAGATAGCCACGTACCAGCGCGATCCGCTGGGCAACCCCTGGGACATCCACCGGATCAACAAGCTTCTCTGCCAGGTGTTCAGCTACTCCGGCACGTTCGACTGCATCCGGGTCTACAAAGTCTTCGCGGTGATCAACTACCGGGTCCGGCCGACCGTCACCGTGGACGCCCCGACCGGTACCGTGCTGACCCCTTCGCCCACGGTCTCGTGGACCTACGCGCAGGCGGACGGCGACCTTCAGGCCAAGGCGGAGTACAAGATCTTTACGTCCATCCAGGTGGCCGACTCCTCGTTCAACCCGGACGTGACAGACCCGGTGTACCAGGCCACGGTGACCGGCGATACGACGTCCGTGATCCTGCCGACGTCACTCAACCCGGACGACTACTACGCCTACGTCAGGGTGTACTCCGCCTTCCTGGCCAAGTCGCTCTGGGTGGGCCGGGAATTCTCCGTGCAGGGTCCCTCCCCAGGTGTACCGTCCGATGACAACACGGTGTCCGGCACACCTGGCATCGGGGTCATCTCGGTGGTACCGGACAGCTTCCGGTCCGCCGTGTCGCTCACTCTGCGGGACAGTTCGAACCTGTTGTCCGTACAGCAGGCCGACTTCGAGACGTCCACCGACGGCCTTGAGTACGTGACGGTGAACTGTGCGTTCGCCCGGGACACGTCGGTCTACTACGCCGGGGTAGCATCCGGGAAGCTGACCGCGTCCACGGCGGCCGACATGTCGGCAGGCACCACCTACATACGGTGTGCCCCCGAGGTGCCGGTCACGGCGCGTTCTCAGTTCCGCGCGGCGGTCACCGGCCGCACAGTGACCGTCCAGGTGCACTTCTACGATGATCTGTTCACGTACATCAGCCAGATCAACTCGGCGGGCACGACCGACTCGGCGGACACATGGACCGAAGAGACGGTGACCGGCACGTCCCCGGCCGACACGCGCTGGGCCCGGGTGATCCTTAAGGTCACCGCCCCGGCCAGCGCGGAAGTCCACAACGTGGATCATGTCGGCCTGATGTACGGGGCCGGAGCGCTGTGGTCGGACGGCGGCCACAACTCACGCAACATCCTGGACAGCTTCAGTGCGTCGGCAGAGGACCCCGTGGGAACCAACTGGGTCGCTGGGTCCGGCTCGACCATCTCCCGGGTCGCCCCGCCCGGCGTCGGCGGCCATGGTCTGTTCACTAAGCGGCTGACCTACGACGGGATCACCCCGACCCTGGCGTTCCGGGCGACCGGCGCCAACTTCAACTCCACATCGTCCGGGGCCAACTTCACTCTCAATGCTCCGGCCGGGGTGGCGACCGGTGACCTCATGCTGGCGTTCGTGACGTCGTCCCAGCACGGCACCATCACGCCCCCTGCCGGGTGGACTGCGGTCAACACGGCGTCCATCGACGACGGGAGCACCGACACCGCCCTCTTCGTGCTCAAACGGACGGCAGGAGGCTCGGAGCCGGGCTCCTGGACGGACGGCATCCTCGGCACCACGTCCACCCGGCGCAATGCCCGGGTGGTGGCGTACTCCGGCGCGGCTGACGCGTCGGTTCAGTTCGTCGCGGAGAACGTACTGACGCGCGCGGCCGACACCCCGCTGTACCTGACGTCAGCCGTGATCAACAACACCGACGCCAACGCGTGGCGGGTGGCCGCGTTCGCGGTCAACGACGACGCCGGGTCCGGGACCATGGTGGCCAACGTCCTCCCTCCCACGGCCAGCCAGCCGATCGCGTACGTGGGCAAGGGAACGTCATGGTCCAACACGTCCAACACCACGTCGTTCACCATCAACCGGCCGTCGGGTGTGGTGTCCGGGGATCTCATGCTCGCGGCCGTCGTGGTGTCGGACTCGGTGGTGCCCACGGTGACGGCTCCGTCCGGATGGACAGTCGTCCGGCAGTTCACCTCGTCGGACTCCTTCGCGTCCGCCCGCATGGCGGTCATGAAGCGGACGGCCGGGGGGTCGGAACCCAGCTCATGGACCGGCACTCTGTCCGCCACCGTCAAGCCGGTGGTGGTGCAGTCGGTCGCCTACCGCAACTGCGAACTGGACACGAATCAGTTCGTCGCGGAGAACCAGTCGACGTCCGGCAGCGGGAACACGATCACCACGGCCACGGTCAGCAACACGGATTCGACGTCATGGCGGGTCTGCTTCTTCGGGTACTCGGGGGACTACTACACGTCGGCCTACACGTCCGAGGTGACCGAGAGGGACGAACTGTCCGAGGAGTACCAGATTAGCTCCTATTCGTACCGCACCGCGACGCTGACCACGGCGGACAGCAACGGCACGGTGGGTACCGGCAACCACAGCCGGACCGGGACCTTGAACCGGAGCTACTACGCGGCCGGATCGTGGGTCGGACTGATCAAAGCCCTGCCGACCGGACCGGCCCCGGGAGCGAACGAGACCGAACGGGTCGACGAGGTGGCCGGGGCCTCCAGCCCGTTCATGTACACCGGCATCTACGACAGCAACGCGCCGGTGGCAGCGGGGGCCACGTCGGTCACCATGCAGTTCACCCCCGGTTCCGGTACGTCCCTGGCAAGCGCGGCGTCCTGGATCGGGTTGATCAAACCGGCCGTCCCGCTGACCTCCGGCCTGACTCTGGGGACCATGCCGGACTCGGTGGACATTTCCGCCATCGAACCGGAGATCATGACGAAGGCCGGTAACAAGGTCACGTTCATGTCCTCGTGGATCGGGTCCACATCCGGCACCCCGTACATGACGCTGTACTTCTACCGGGCGAACCAACTGATCAGTTCTCAGACCGCGCAGGGGACCCCGTTCGGCACGGCTATCTGGAACTTCTCCTCGGCCGTCATGGACATCCCCGAGGGGACGACCCGGATCAAGGGCGAGGTCTCGGTGACGGACCGCCAGGTGGGTGACTTCGTCTATTTCGACCGCATCGGGATCATGCTGGGGGACACCACGGTATGGCGTAACGGGACCGGCCGCAGTACACACGCTGTGTGGTCCGGGCCGTTCCTCCAGTACGCCGACGATGACGGGTCCGGGTACGGGGACTGGTACGACCTCCCCGGCCAGCAGATCAACCCCCCGGTGTTCGACGTCCTGACCGGCCTCATGACCTACACCGACAACACCGTGATCCCCCTCCAGCGGCGCAAGTACCGGGCACAGACAGTCAGCTACGGACTGGCCGGGGACCGGTTCGTCTCAGGGTACGGGCCTGACTCGGACGAAGCATCGCTGACCGCCCGGGAGTGGTGGCTGAAGGATCTGACCACCGGCTGGTCCATGGCCCTGCGGGTGCACGTCCCTGCCGGGCCGGTGACCGTGGGCACGACCAACACGGCGGTGGCGTTCCAGCCGCTGGGTGAGGACTACCCGGTCGTGCTGACCGAGGGCTACAAGGGCGACGCGTTCGAACTGTCCCTCGTGCTCAACCGCGAGGAGCACGCGCTGCTGCGTGCACAGCTCAGGACCGGCCGGACCCTTTTTCTCCAGTCGCCGGTGGATCATGCGTGGTGGGTCCGACCGGTCGGTGACCTGTCCGCCGCGATCCAGTACACAGGGCAGCGGTTCACCAATCCGATAAGGTTCTTCAAGATCACCTTTGTCCAGACCAAGCCAGAAGGGTGACCATGATGAAAGACTCATGGGTCTGCCCCGGGTGCATCCGGCTGAAGACCTCCCCGGTGCACTGGATTTTCCGTGTCATCGGGCTGTGTGACGGACGGGGAACCGTGGGATGACCAGCCGGGCCACCCCGCGCTTCCTGGCGGAGATCAGGAAGTCCCACCGGGTGTACAGCTACATCGACGTGGTTTCTCCCACCGAGGAGACGCTGCGGCTTCCGGCGACCGGCGGCGAGGTGACGTGCGACCGGACGGCGGAGATCCGGAGGGCGTGCAGGGCCACGTGCATAGATCCTTCGGGCCTGCTGGTCCCGGCGTCCCAAGACAGTCTGCTGACCCCGTACGGGACCATCCTGCGGCCTTACCGGGGCGTCCAGTACACCGACGGAACCACCGAGGTCATGCCGCTCGGAGTGTTCCGGCTGTCCAAGTCGAACGTCAACGACTCGGTGGGAGGATCTCCGGACATTCAGCTTGAGGCCTATGACCTCAGCCGGACCGTGCAGCGGGACAAGTTCATCAGCCCGTACGTGATCGAAGAGGGAACCAATCTGATCGACGCCATCAAGTCGATCCTGGCCCGGACGTTCCCGGACCTGACCTACGACTCGATCAGCACGACCAGGGAGACCACGGCGCCGAAGCTGTACGACGTGAGCGACGATCCCTGGAAGGCCTGCGCGGATCTGGCGCAGTCCCTCGGGTGTGAGATCTACTTCGACGTGGAAGGCACCGTCGTGATCGCTCCGCCGGTGGACATCGACGCACTGCCGTCCCCGGATTTCACGTACATCGAAGGCCAGGGCTGCGTCATGACGTCACTGTCCCGGTCGTTCACGGACGAGCCCGGCTACAACGGGGTGGTCATCACGGGTGAGAGCCCCGGGGACGAGCTGCCTGCCGTCCGCGCGGTCGCCTGGGACGAGGAGCCGACGTCGGCCACGTACCACCTCGGTCCGTACGGCGAGGTCCCGATGTTCATCACGGACCAGACGATCAAGACCGTGCAGGAAGCGCAGGCCACGGCCGATCAGCTCCTGCGCAACCTGCTGGGCTTCTCCTCCGGCTTGTCGGTCACGGGAGTCGTGAACTCCTCGTACGAGGCCGGTCACGTCGTCCAGGTCGAACGCCTGCGGAGCCGGGTGTCCGGGCTGTACGCGGTGGACGCGTTCAATGTCCCGCTCCGCGCGGCCGACCTCCAGAACATCACCCTGAGGGCGAAGAGGACACTGGCATGACCACACCGACCGAAGGCAGTGACCCGGCCGTCCCCGTACCCCCCAGCCCTGAGCCGACCCCGGAGGAGGCCGCCGCGCAGCAGGCTGCGGCGGAAGCTGCCGCTGCGGAGGCCGCGCTGAACGACCAGATCAAGGCGCTGGCAACGGAGATCGCCAAACAGACCTTGCTGGAGTTCGACCCCGCCACCATCCGCAAAGCGCAGGTCACCGCCGACGCGGCCACGGCCACACCGCCCACGGTCAGCCTCCAGATCTCCGGAGACACGACGGTCACCATCGAGGGCGTCCGCTACCTGGACAGCTACTCTCCGGTGGTCGGTGACACGGTCCTGGTCTGCAAGCAGGGGACGGATCTCACGGTCCTGGGCCAGATCAACGACACCCCGGCCACCCCGGCCGCGCAGGGCTGGCAGACGTCCGGCGGCGTGTCCTACCGCCGGGTGGTCGACAACGGTGAGGCCAAGGTCCAGTTCAAGGGCGCGTTCACGGTGTCCGGCGCGTCCCTGTTCACCGTGGCCGCCGGGTACGTTCCGTCGGCCACGCGGACCCTGCGGGCAGGCCGGAACGGGGAGTCCACGTCCGTGCTGGTGCAGATCGCGGCCACCACCGGCGCGGTGACCCTGGTCGGCGGCACCCAGACCCTGGGGTCCACGGACGCGGACGGCGACCAGGGCACGTCGACCACGGGATCCGGCGGGACGTCCTTCAACGGCAGCCAGGGCACGTCGACCGACGGAGGCGGGACGACCAGCACGACGGGGTCCGGCGGGACGTCCTTCAACGGCAGCCAGGGCACGTCGACCACGGGCAGCCAGGGGACGTCGGCATCCGGCAGCCAGGGGACGTCGTTCTTCGGGTCCGGAGGAACGTCGTCGTCCGGTGGGCATACGCACACCTACAACCACCAGCACACCTACAGCCATGATCACACCTACAGCCATGATCACACCTACAGCCATGATCACACCTACAGCCATTCACACGCGGGGGACGCCCACGCGCACACCTACAACCATGACCACACCTATTCCCACAACCACACGTACAGCCATTCGCACACGCTGACCCTGGCCCTTCCGACCACGGTCTACTTCGACGGCCTTGAATATTTCTTGTGAGGTGAGTGATGAGAGTTCTCGGGATCGCCGTGCTGGTGACGGCAGTCATCTTTCTGGTAGTGATCACGTTCGCCTAGCGGCGAGCCATACCGCACGTGACCGGAGGACGTGACCTGCATGGATTTCTCCAAGTTCCTGACTCCGGACGTCGGGGCGATCGGCATTCTGGTGATCGTTGTGATGCTGATCCTGTGGGGCATACTTCTGCCCAAGGCGACGGTCCGGTCCCTGCTGATCGCCAAGGATGAGCAGATAGCTCTGTACAAAACGGCGTACGAGCAAGGTCTAGAAACAATCGGGGTCAAGGACCGGCAGATAGGCCAGCTGATGGAAATGGCCAGGACCACCACCCACGTGATCGAAGCCATCCCCCAGGCAATCACTCCGGAGGGAGGCAATCACCGTGCTGCACTGGATCCGGCGGATGTCCGGGAGGACCGTTGACCTGAAGAAGGACACGGGCCAGCGGGACGCCCGGCGGGCGGTCGCCCACGCTGAGAATGTGCACAACGATGCGGTGGAGCAGACAGGGGAGATCACTGTACTGTCCAACAAGTTGCGTACACTCCGGGAGACCAACCACTTCGCTGAACTGATCAGATCGGCGATCAAGAACGGAGCGGCGCCCGGTGGAAAGTGAGCTGCTAGAAACGATCAACATATGGGCCAGCGCGTACGCCTCCGCCATGGCCATGCTGTTCGCTACTGTCTACAGCTTGATCACCCCGTGGTGGAGGACGTCCACCGGCAGACTGATCATGATGATGATGGGCGGCCTGGCCGGTCTGGCCGCACTGTCCCTGGTCTTCTCCCGGTGGGAGAACCTGGACGCGGTCCGTATGATCCGCATAGTCCTGGTGATCGTCATCGGGACTGCGATCCTCGGCCACGTGATCGCTCTTCTCAGGGTCCAGCTGGTGGACCGGAGGACCGCTCGTTCGAAGGGGGGGCACCGATCATGAGCACTGTTCCGATGAGCGCCAGTAAGTTCGCATCCGTTCTGCGGGCGGCCGGTGTGACCGTGGTGGAGGTCGGCGACTGGGAGACGCACAACCGCAACAGTAAGGGATCATGGGGGCCGGTGCACGGCGTGATGATCCACCACACGGTCACCCGGGGAAGCCAGCGCACGGTGGACATCTGCCGGACGGGACACAGCACGCTGCCCGGCCCGCTGTGCCACGGCGTGATCACCAAGGACGGAAGGGTCCACCTCGTCGGATACGGCCGCGCGAATCATGCCGGGCTGGGGGACGACGACGTTCTGACGGCCGTCAAGGCGGGGCGCGCGGCGCCCGTCCGGAACGAATCCAACACGGACGGCAACCGGTCGTTCTACGGCTTCGAGTGCGAGAACCTCGGGGACGGCCAGGACCCGTGGCCTGCCGCTCAGCTGCTCACCGTCGAGCGTGTGAGCGCGGCGATCTGCAAGTATCACGGCTGGAACGAGAACCACGTGATCGGTCACCTGGAGTGGCAGCCCGGCAAGGTCGACCCGCGCGGGTTCACCATGACGTCCATGCGGAAGCGGATCGAGAGGCGCATGACCGTGGCCACGGCCGCACCGGCGGCCAGGACGCACACCGTGGTGGACGGCGACACCCTGTGGTCGATCGGCCGGAAGTACGGGGTCACCGTGGCCGTCCTCCGGGCGCTGAACCCCTCGGTGAAGAACGACGTCCTGTCCGTCGGCCAGAAGATCACCGTGTCGGCCGGGCAGAGGTTCCACACTGTGGTGTCCGGCGACACCCTGTACTCGATCGCTAAGCGGTACAAGACCACGGTGGCCGCGCTAGAGAAGCTGAATCCGGCGATCAAGGACTCCAACATCGGCATCGGGGACAAGGTCCGATACCAGTGATATACCCCAAGCCGGTGGTATTCAGGTGGGGGTGCCAGTGGATGGTCACCATCACCCGTGGTTTCTCAGGAAACTACGAAGACGAGAGTCGGCCATTCGGGAGCTGGCGTGAAGCGTTCGACTGGGCGTACAACGAAGTGAGGGACTGGAATCCATCTCTACTTCAGGGGGGCGACCGGTGAGCGGTGAGATCGATGATCCCGTGAGCGGATGGACGATCAATACTCTCCGCGCGGCCACGCAGCAGGAGATCCGTGATCTTCGCAGGCTGCTCGACGAGAGGTACCAGACCCAGACCAAGGCACTGGACGCGGCGTTCGTCGCGGCGGAGAAGGCCGTGACCACGGCCCTGGATTCGGCGGACCGGGCGGTGAGCAAGGCTGAACTGGCGGCTGAGAAGCGGTTCGAGGCGGTCAACGAGTTCCGCGCGCAGCTTTCCGACCAGAATGCCTCGTTCATCACGCGCGTGGAGTTCGATGCCAAGCTGGGGTCCTTCAAGGACCAGATCGACAACCTCAAGAAGCAGTCCGACCGCTCAGCGGGCCGGTCCGGCGGACAGGCCGCGCTGTACGGGTGGGTGGTGGCAGCGGCCGGTCTGATCGTGTCCGTGGTCATCGCAGTGAACGTCCTGGTTGGAGGCTGACCATGATCGCAATCATCGCTCCCCCGAGCATCCCGCTGTGGAAGATCCAGAACTTTGCCCTGACGTACCCGGACTGGTACCGGCGCGCGGTCATCGCTCTGTACGACGCCGGGCTGTCGACCGGGGTCGATCCGGCCGTCCTCGCGGCGCAGTGCGCGCACGAGACCAGCTACGGCCGGTTCGGCGGGGTGATCGACGAGACGTACGGCAACACGTGCGGCCTAAAGATCCGCACAGCCACCGGCGACCTCCCGGCGGACCATGCCCGATTCGCTCTTGATCCGTTCGGCTACCCACGGTTGGGGGCGCTGGCGCACGCTCACCACCTGAGGCTGTACGCAGGTCTCCCGGTGCCGGACGACAGCCCGGACCCGCGCGCGGTGTGGGTCTCCCCCGGCAGCGCCGGTTACGGATCGGCCACGGTGGTCGAACGCCTCGGGACCCGCTGGGCACCGGCCGCCGACTACGGGACCAGGGTCGCCGTGATCTACGAAAAGATCGCCGCGAGCTGATACAAACCCGAGGTCCTGAATGTCCGTTTCGTTCCAACCAATACCCGTGATCACGCTTCTGACCTGCGCGAATCCCTAACCCAAGCCCGGTGGTCCACGGGTACCCCGGAGACAAAGGATCTCGTCAGACGGGCACACAGGGCGTTTTGGCGAATACCTGGCGGTAACCAGGCTCCGGATGACCATGGTACAAACCGACCGGATGAATTTAGATGTAGGGACCAAGTCAACTACGTAAACAATCTTTACGAATCTCTACGAAACGTATTGACTCGGTACCAACATGGGCAATAGGTTCTTACTAGACAAACTAAACAGCGAGCAACGGAGCAGATCATGAACAAGACTCCCGGCGTAGCGGCAGCGATCTTCTTCTCCGCAATCAAGATCGCCCGCAGGACACCGAACGCCAAGTCGGTGACCACCCCGAAGATCAAGAAGTAACCGACCACCAGGGCCCTCGCGGAAGCGGGGGCCCTTCGTCGTGCCAGGATCGCATTGGTGGACTTGGTCCCTACATCTAAATTCGTCGGGCCCGGAGATCTAAACCCCTGTGTGCCCGTCTGCGCCCGTTCCAGGGTGGTGCGGGGCGCCGGTACCGGGTACCCCCCAGGAACGCGTCAGGACCCCCGCCGGGCAGCGCCTCGGGCCTGCTGGTCGGGGTGCTACATTCCCCGTGTGTGGATCCCCCTGGCCATTCTGTCGCTCGTCGTGGGCATCGCGCTCATCATGGGCCGAAGGCACCCCGCAATACTGATCGCATCCGTGTTCTTCGTGGCCGGGTGTCTCGTTGGGGACACAGGCCCGGGGGGTTACATCACAGGGGGTCTTCGCCGACTGGTAGAGATCATCGGATAGTGGAAGGACCACCAAATGAACCCCGTCAAGATTTTCGGCCGAGAGATCACGATCTACCTGGCGCTGGTCGCCGGTGTAGGCCAGGTACTCACGGGCTACGGACTCGACCTGGACGGCCACGTTCAGGGCTGGGTCAACGCGGGCATCGTGTTCGTCTTCGCGGTCGTCACGGCCATCGCGGTGAACGAGGGCCTGATCGCCCTCGCGTCCGGCATCGTGGTTGCGGCCGGATCCCTGTTCGCAGCGTTCGGCCTGGAGTGGGCCGCCGAAGCTCAGACCAACGTGCTCGCCCTGATCACCGTCGTCGGATCGTTCTTCCTGCGCAAGTACGTGGGCGCCCCGGTCTCCTCGTCCCATGCCGGGTCGGTGCCCGGCAAGCTGACGTCCTGAACGCAAAAATGCCCCCTCTCCGGATCGGAGAGGGGGCATTTTTGCGCAGGTTGTGTCACGGGTTGAGCAGGAAGTCGGCCAGGCCGGGGAGCATGTCCATCACCAGTCGCAGCCACAGGCAGACCAGGAACGCCAGGACGATGTATCCGGCCCGGCCGGTCCGGTACCGCAGGGCCCGGCCCATGTCGCCGTTGATCCGGATCATGGCGACCATGAACGCGGTCAGCGGCGGGACGGTGATCGTAGACTCGCCCGGCGGGATCACTCGGCCTCCGCTCCGCACCGGCGGCACTCGTTGCCGTAGGTGAAATCGTGCTCGGGGTACACATGACCATGGAACACGCAGTCCGTCAGCTGCACTTCTCCGAGCGGCGGTTCACCGTGCGCCTTCCGGGTGTGGTCGGCGAACGCGGCCCGGTCCTCGGTACGGAACCGGCAGCGGGGCGCGAAGCAGTTGTACATGGTCATCCTTCCTTGCATCGGATCCATCGGTCGTAGGCCACCCGGAACCCCCGGCCGCCGCACCACAGGCAGGGTGCCCCGGGGCGCCGGTGAGCCGGGCAGAACGCGCGGTGGGTGTTCAGCGCTGCGCAGTCCGCACAGCTGTTGTCCGGCGGCGGATCGATGTTGGTGTACCGGACCGGCCGCATGTCCCTTCCGTCCACGGTCACTCCTCCTTGTCCGGGGGCTCGACCTCGCGGAGCCACCCCGCGATACGGCCGATCCGCAGCGCGAGGCTCCGGCCCTGATCGGGTCCGTCCGCGTAGCCACGGCAGATCGCCGGGGCGTCCGTGTCCAGCGTCTTGTGACACGTGATGTGACCCTCATCGGCCCGCGCAGACTTGACCATGTCGGCCACCCGTCCGGGTGCGAGGTGCATGAGGTTGCCCGGCCGGAAGATGCACGTGCCGCACATGCGCGCGCACAGCCGGATCTCGCCCGGCTCCGCGACGTCCGACCGGCGGCCGTCTTCGTCGTAGGTGGTCACGGCGCCCGGTCCCTGACCACGTCGATCTTCCCTCCGGGACAGAGCACCTTGTCCTTCACGTCGGTGTTCTTGTAATGGGCGATCACCCGGTCCCCGATCACCTGCTGGCTGCCCCATGACTCCTCGGCGCGGACCATCCCGCAGGACGGGCAGTACCACCGGGGAAGTTTGGATTCCCGGTGGGCGAGACTCGTCCATGTGTCCATGGCTGCCAGGCTCCGGGCCATGCGGCTCTTCCTGCTCATCTGTACTCCCTTCAACGATCTGTATGCTGATCGATGCCAGTCGGCACCCACGTAAGGACCACACCATGCCTCTCAAGATCCGCACGATCTACGTGAAGCGTCTGTCTGCCGGGGCGGCCGGGATGGCGCTCCTCGCCGGTTGCACCACGGCCAGCGCGCACCAGACCCCGGACCCCTCAGCGTCCGCGTCGGCCACGACGACAGCCCCGGTGGTACAGGACCACCAGGGGCACGGGGAGAGCGCGTCACAGACCCCGTCAGGGACCGTCACGGCACCCGCCACGACGACGGCCCCCCCGGTGGCGGCCGTCCGGCCGGGAACCGTGACCATCGTGCGCGGGACGCCGGTGGAGAACATCCGGCAGACCCCGGCCGACCCGGAGACCTCGAACTACTGCGACGACTCCGGTCTGCCGCCGGGCGAGGGTCTGGCCGACAAGGGCAACACGTGCGTCTCGACCCCGCTGGGCGAGATCGCCGACCACCCGGTCCGGGTGACCACACAGGCGCCGCTCCTCGTGCGCAGGAGCGCGGGCATCAAGGTGCGCATCGTGGTGGCGGACAACCAGGGCGTACTGGATCTCAACGCGTTCACGTTCGACGCGACCGGCGGCGCCGGAACGACGCTGCACGAGCGGCCCGGGGAGCTGGACGCCAACGGACGGCCGTTGCTGCACTGCCACCTCGGGGTGACCACCCTGCGCGGGTTCAACGCGCTGCCGGGCGAGGACTACGACGCGGCGTTCTCCGGGATCCAGGGGTTCAAGGGCGACGTGACGGCGAAGATCACCGGTCTGCCGCGCGGCACGTACCGGGGCGATGTCTACTGCTCGGTGCCCGGACACCCGCAGCTCCCGACGTCCAAGGCGACCGAGGTGCAGGCGTTCGACACGTTCGACTTCAAGGTCATTGGGCGGTGACCGCCCTGATCCCGCTGGTGGGATTCGTCCTGCTCGGGGTCGGGTGCCTGGTCTTCCTGACCGGACCCCCCACCGGCACTCTTCCGGCCGGTCTGGGCTTCGAGCAGATCACCGACGCGGGCGCCAGGCTGGCGTGCGCGGCATGCGGGGCGACGCCGATCCTGTGCCTGTCTGCCGCGTACGCAGGATTCGTACCGCTGCCTGTCGTCCTGGGTCTGGTGGTCGTCCCGGCGTACATCGCCATCATCGTCCTGGGGTCGCTCCTCCCGGCGGTCGGCCGGGGAGCGCTCACCGGTTTCGTGGCCGGGGTGGTGGCGGTCCTGCTGTATGACCTGATGCGCCTGGCCCTGAGCTACAGCCAGGGCGGAGCCGACCCGATACCGCACATCGGCACGATGCTGGTCGGCGACGGCGCTCCGTGGTGGCTCGGGTACCTGTGGCGGACCTTCGGCAACGGCGCGGGGCTCGGGGTCGTCTACGGGGTTCTCATGCCCCGGAAGTGGTGGGGGCCGAAGACCGGCCTGGGGTACGCGTCGATGATCGGCCTCGGGATGATCCTGACTCTGTGGATCTTTCCCCAGGCGCAGACCCAGCTGTTCCGGCTGAGCTGGCAGACGTTCGTGAACTCCTGCCTGGGACACGGCACCTACGGCCTGACCCTGGGGTACTTCGCACGGGCCTACGCGCGGAAGGCGGAGCGGCCCCGGAAGAGCAACGGGCGGCATGCGAAGGGCGCCGACCCGGACATGGTCCGGACCCGGCGCCTGCCGTACGTGCAGTGATCTACTTGAGGATGCCGCGCCGACGGAGTTCCTTCACGTCGGCGTTGGCGGACCGCTGGGCGCGAAGATTCGCGCGTGCGTCCTGGACGTCGCGGGTCTGTAGCCGCGCGCGCCGGATGTTGGCGCCCATGAATGGCGAGAACAGCGTGCGGAACCAGCCGCGCTTGGTGGCCTTCTTGTCGGGGTCGGTGATCATTTAGCGTACTTGCCTTTCTTCTGCTTGGAGTCCATATAGCCAGGCATCACGGCTTCGATGATGTTCGTTGTCAGGCCGTCAACCACCTTGGCCGGGACACCTGCCGCCTTGAGCAGTTTGTTCAGGGTGGACCACTTCTTGGCCGCGCCGGTCCACTTGGCCGCGCCCTTCCCCTTCGTCCAATAGGCCCACAGAGACGACCCGGGTCCGAAGGGGAGCTTCGATGCGCGCACGTCCGTCATGCCGACAGGTTAGCGCGGGCCCTTCCACCGTTCGATGTACGTGGTGATGTCCCGGGACTGCGCCAGGGCCACCCGTACTAGATCGTTAGGCGTGACGTACCCCGGCCACCGGCCGTCATCAAAGATGTACCAGCCGCCCAGCAGGGCCGCCCGGTCGGCCAGCTGGCTACAGATCTGGTGCTTGGACGTCTCGATGTACGCGCGCAGGTGCGGCGCCGGGATGCGGAACCGGTGCAGCGCGAGGGCACCATAGTCCAGGAAGCTGTACGGTGTGCCGATCATCCCGAGGGCGGCCTGCGCCACAGCCACCCCGTACTGCGGAGGGCACCGCAGCCACAGGATCTCGTCTTCGTTGTAGTGGCCGACCGGAGCCTGGCGGGCGCCTCCCGGCATGGCCTCGATCACCTTGCCCCAGCCGACGCAGGTGAACGCGTGCTGCCACTCGGACCAGCCGTCCGCATTCGCCCACTGAAGGGCCCTGATCAACTTGCCTCCGGTCCCGGGGATGGCGACCAGGCCGATGTCCCCGGGCTTCGGTGCGTATCGAGTCATGGCGGTCAGCCTAGTGCCCGGATTCATTCACAGCAGCGGCTCCGAGCCGGTCAGCCCGTAGCGGAACATGAGCCGCTGAGCCAGGGGAGTAGACCGCAGGGTGTCTGCGGGGAATCCCAGCTCGCTCAGGGCCATGATCTCCAGGGCCGTGGCCTGCCGCGCCTGGACGGACTGATCCTCACCGGTCATCGCCGCGCGGATGCGCGGCAGCTCGGCGGAGATCTTCCGCAGCGCCACGGCCTGGCGGGCCTCCGGGGTCTGCGCCCGGTCGAAGTCCCGGACGTCGGCGGCGATCTTCTCTTGCAGTTCGGCCGGTACAGGCGTTCCGTCCGGCATGCTGTACTCCCTCATAGGAGTGCCTCCACGGCGATCGTTACGAGCAGGACGGCCACGATCAGGCACAGGGTGACCCATGCCGTCGCGGCCCGGTCGGGGTCGTTGTCCTGGAGGTGGTCGGTGAACTCTTCCTCGCGGTCCGGGTCGGTGTCGCCCATCAGGACCACCATCCGATCATCGAGCCGACGATGTACAGGAGCGGGACCAGGAACGGGGATGTCGAAGCCATGATGACGATCATGTTCTTGGCCAAGTCCCATGCGGGTGCGAGCAACTTCCTGGCCCACGTGGTCCACGGGATCAGGTCCCCGGAGCCGGTCATCCGGGGGTTCTGCCACAGCGGGATGTAGGTCGACCCGTCCGGAAGAACCACCGGGACGTTGTCGATGTGCGCCCGATCGATCAGGGCGTCCGCCCCAACCCACTTCTCGCACTGCTCGAACCCGTTGGACGGCAACACCGTGACCTCATGGGCCAGGCCGGACACCGGCCGGATGACGTCCGGCAGCGGCACCCACATACCATCGGGCACCGGCCAGCGGTCGCGGTCGAACTGCCGCCCGCAGTCAGGGCACCACCAGGCCACCAGCTCCGTTGTGCGCAGGTCGACCGGCGCCGGGGTGAGGTGACGGCACCCTGCCTTGAGCCATGTCGGTGCGGCCTCGCCCATGGTCTGGGTATTGACCCACTCGAACCGTGGATCTCGCGGAGCGAATTGATCATCATACGGATCACCGGTGTACGGCCGACCGGCCTCGTGGGCCTCCTCGACCCGGCGGACGAACTCCCGGCGACGGTCGGTCAGCCACGGTGGGTCTCCCGGCAGCGGTTCTATTGCCATGTCCAGACCGCCTTCCTCTCCGGCTCACCGTGGAATACGGCCATGGGATCCTCGGCCCCGAACCCCGGGCCGGGACCCTGGACGTACGTCCCGGTGCACATGACGGTCTCGCGGTCCTGCAAGCTGAGGTCCACCCGGAAGTGCCGGACCGGGATGAACGACCGGCCCCTGTCGCACGGCCTGGCCTCCACCATGCGGCGGCACACCAGGCAGTAGGTCTCCAGCTCCGGGGGGCACGGAGCGGCCGGGGTGGACCCTATCCGCAGCCGCTCAGCCTCGAACTCCGATTGCGGCATCAGACTATTTATGATCACTGCTTGCGCTTCCTTCCGTTTGCTCGGCACTTCGGGCACCAGTGACGTCCGAGCTTGTCCGGTGCGTTCCATCCTGTGTCCCGCGCGACCTGTTCCATGACGGCCTTGGTCGGAACCTGGCCGCCGCGCTCCCGGGTGAACAGGATGCTGGCCCTGCACCCGTTGCACGCGAGGCCGTGAACCGTGCTCACCGCTTCTCCCTCGGCTTGCTCGTACAGATGTGGCCCATCCGGTGGAACACCGGGCTGACGGTGAACGGGCCCACGGTCGTCCAGCACCACGGGCACGGCTTGTGTGCGTCACCCCGGCGCCGGTACCCCGACCAGTTGCACGGCCAGTGCAGCCGTGGATCCCCGGTCCTGTGCATATGGTCGCAGCGCACCCGGACGCACCAGGGGCACGAGCCCGGTATGCGGTTGGTGTCATCGGTCATCTGGGGTGAACCTCCGTTCTGCCCGCGCCAGTTGCTTGCGCAGGCGGTCGTTCTGGGCACGGACACGGTCCAGCTCCGTGTCTCGTTCGGTGGCATGACGGCGGCCCGCGAAGAGTGCGGACATGGCGGTCTGCTGGGCAACGGCCGGATCGAACCCCATCTCGATCATGATCGCGTCGGCGGCTGCGTTCACCAGGGCGACGGTCACCGGGAACGGCTCGTCCATCCGGATCACGAACTCGTGGCACCGGGAGGCTGCGATCACGCAGGCTCCGGTGCCGTCCAGGTGCTGGGACCTGGGGTGACCGCACCGGCACGGGGGATCTCCGAACCCGTACCCCGTGCAACTACAACGCGCGGCTTCCTGTGGTGTCTCGTGAGCGCACACCGGCCTTCGTCCCCTCGAAGAGCCCGGCCCCGTGGGCCAGGTGCACCAGGTGCGCGCGGTTGCGCGCACCCATTTTCCTGCACGCGCCGGAGAGGTGGGACTTCACGGACTCCGGCTTGATCCCCAGTTCAGTTGCTATCTCGGCGTTGGTCAGTCCCCCGGCGGCAAGCCGGGTGACCTCCAGCTGACGTTTCGTCAGAGCGTCCACGATGTACCTCCTTCCGGTGCTCGGTTGAGCTGCCACCGGGCAACGGCCCCGGCGGATGCCAGGACCGTTGCGGACAGCGGGTGTGTCACGCCCTGTCGGAACGTGCGAGCCGGTACCAGGGCTGGCGGGGGACACAGACTGTGATGACCGGGATGTTGAACCACCCGTCATCCCTGTCCTGCGTTCCCTTGATCCACCAGACCGGGGTCTCGTGTCCGTGGCAGTTGATCAGTATGGGCTTGATCTGGTCTATCCGGATTGCCCGGCGTCCCTCCATGTCGGCGATCACGTCGCCCGGCGCCAACCTGTTCGGCTGGACGGTGAACGCACCGATCAAGCGGTCGTTGAATGACATAGGTGATCCTTCTCGTGGGTGCGGGTGGTGGTCAGGAGTGCGCACGGCTGGATTCGAACCAGCGGCTCCGGCCTTATCAGGACCGCGCTCTACCGGGCTGAGCTACGTGCACATCACCCCGGCTGCCCGGGGCTTCACGCGCTAGATGATGGATATGAGGATGACTACCAGGATGATCAGGACAACAACCCCGATCGCGTAGTTCAGCATGCGGTTCACCTCCCCGGCCCGAAGCTCTGTACGGCCGTCTGACGGCCTCACCCCGCGAGCGGGTACCCCACGTCCGGGGGTGTGCTCGGGAGGTCAGAGACGGGCACAGGGCCCGCATCACGGGTGGTCTCCGCTACGGTCCGGGGACGCCCCGGGGCCAGACACTGGAACGGGCCGCCGTCGTAGTCGTACGGGTCCAGGTAGTGGGCCAGTTCGACGGCCGGTATGCACGACGCGGTTACTGCTGTCGATCGGATCTCGCCGTTCATGGCGATCATCTCGGATCTGTTGAGTTGTGGTATCCCGTCCGGACCATCATGGACCCGGACATCTGTGGGTGGTGGGTGATCAGCCGGACCTTGTCCAGTACGTGATCAGTGGCTCCGGTCCTTCTTGAGGGTGGCCGACGGCTGGCCCGACTTGACCCACTCGGTCAGCCTGCCGGTGGGACGGAACCCTACGGATGCCGAAGGGCCGGAGGTCTCACCGGTCTGCGGGTTGCGGGTTGCGCGGATCATCCGGCGGCTCCACGTGCCGAAGTTGGTCACGCGGACCTCCAGACCGGCGGACACGGTCCGGCCGACGACGTCGAACGTGGCCCGCAGAACCCTGCCCACGGTCTCCCGGTCGACTCCGGATTCAGCTGCTACCGCGTCGACCAGACCCGTGTGATTCAGGTAGCCGGTCGCTTTCGTATGGGTGCTCATACGGATCTCTCTCAGTCGTCGGGGTACAGATCATCGAAATCCGGCGGACGGTTCCGGAGGTACCGGCCGTCCGGGGTACGCGCGTGTCGGCAACCGGCGAAGCAGATGTGATCGTTCCGGGTGTCGTACGCGTGCACCATGGCGGGCCGGTCCTGGTACGGATCCGGCTTCAGGCAGTGGACGCACTCACCCGAGGCGAACTCATGATCACGCCCGTTGTGGCACAGATCGCCACTGGGGAATCGGTCCGCTCGCGGGGTGACCCGGTGGACCCAGCCGTCCTTCTCCGGGTCGTAGTCGCGCATGGCTGGCGGCCTCCTTCCGTAGTGCCACAGCGAGCCCCGGCCGACTGCTCCGGGGCTCGCTGTGGTGCGGCGGTCAGGCGTCCGGCCACCAGACCTTCGCGACGTCCTTGCGGATCTCGCTTCGGTCGGTCGCCGGGTTGCTGTGCCGGTTGTCTGTGGTCGTTGATCGTTTGGTGGTCCGGGTCTTGTTGAGCTGCACGCGCTTGTGTCCCATGACCGCACCCTTCAGGGCTGGTGGGGATCTCCGGGGGGAGGACCATGTTTCTCGATGTCCTCGCGCAGGCGGTCACGCAGCCTGTCGGCCGCGCTGCCGTACATCACCGTGTCCGTGCCGAGACGCTCCCGGCAGTACAGCTCCTTGAGATCACCGACCGTCAGGCCGGTGGACACGTGGGATCCGTACACCTCGATCGTAGCTATCACGATCACGAAGTCGTCCGGGTAGTCGCCCCACACGTCGATGGTCTGGCGGAGCCGGTCCATCATGGTGACGGGCGGCTCGGGCCAGAGGTCCTTGATGTTGTCGTACCGCCGGGTTATGACGCGGTCTCCGACAGAACGTCAGGTACCGGGTGACCCCGGAAACGGAGCAGCTTCCGGGAGATCCTGCGGACGTCGGGGTCGGTCACATACGGCTGGTTCTTCCAGTGCGGGTTACTGCCCGCAGGGGACAGCAGAGCCCACACCCACCGGTACGCGTCCAGTTGGTTCCGGCTGATCCGGGCCTGACCGAACCGGTCCTCCACCTGACCCAGGTTGAGTCCGGCCATGACCTTGACGTCGCAGTCCTCGCACAGCCTCTCGAAGTGGTAGTTGTCCGGGGCGTCCACGATCGGGCATGTGGCCTGCTCGCTGGTGTGCAGCATGGACTTGGGTACCTCCTGAATGGACCGGCCGGGCCGGTGCGGTTCCGGCCGGTACGGCTTGTCCTCGGTCATGAGGTGGTGCCGCAGAGACAGATAGTCGGCGGCGTCGGCCCACGTGGCGAACGGATGGAACGTCCCCCAGGGGACGCGCCCCCACCATGTGGCCGACACCACCCGCCCCCAGGGTCTCTGACCACCACCCCGTGGATCACGTACTTGGCAATCCTGCTGGCCACTCTTCCAGCTCCTTGATCTCATAGGTCCGGATGATCACTGCCGCGCGGAAGTACAGAGCGGGTTTGTCCGGGTGTTCCGCGCGTACCTCGGCGAGGCGTTCCCGCGCACGCTCCGGGGTGGACATGAGCCGGGTCACCACGGACCACCCGTACCGGAGACCGGGATGGTCGGCAGGGAACCACTCCACGATCGCGTACCGGGTGACCGCGTGACTGTCGTCGACCGACCCGTAGTTGTCTTTGCTCATGCCGTGCCTCCGAGGTGATCGGCCAAGGCCTCGATCACTTGCTCGACCGGAACAGCGTCCCCGTAGTCGAACCTGCTCAGCAGCCGGTCACGGACGCCAGCCATGGCGTCGTCGTCATCAGCCAGGCGGCGCAGGGCGACCGACAGATACGCGTCGGCCGCGCGCCGTGCTTCGGTCAGGTCGACCTCGGCGGCGTCGGTCTTGGCATCACGTCGCTGGTTCATGCCGATCCCTTCCCGGCCAGGGTGACGACCAGGCCCATGAACATCAGGGCAATGATCAGCCAGAACCCCAGCCACAATGCGAGGCGCCCCGTGGTCAGGGGCGCCCTGGTGTGCTGCGCCGGTCCCCCGGCGCGGTGACTGCTCATGTGCTGTCGTTCTCCTTCTCCACGGTCTCGGCGAGGCGGATCAGATCCTTGCCGATCTGCCGAGCCTGTGCAGCGGTCAGATCGATGTCGACGCGTCGGCCCTTCTCCGCCTCCGGCCCCGAGGTGATCCCCACCGTGATGTGGACCATGTATTCCGAGGTGCTCAGCCTGTCGATGCCGCCGCGCTTCTCGTACGTGTGGACCAGTCGACGGCCGAAGCCTCCGATCTGGCCATTCCAGCGCCGGATCACGATCGGTCCTCCTTCCTGTCCCGGATGATCAGGACCGGTTGCCCTGACATGTTCTCGATCTCGGTCACGTCGTAGCTCTGATCCAGGTCTTCGGCGTATCGCGCGATGAACCGCGCGCATGTCGCACGCCGGTGTTCCTCCGGCACGTCGTTGGAAGCACTGCCGATCACATGCTCTACCCGCACCTTGCCGTAGGACATGTTCGAACACCGGAACCCCCGATGGTGGACGGTCCAGCCGTGCACCTCCGTGCGGGAAGTCGACGTGCGCCGGTGACCTGCTGCGGCGAGTACGCGGCTGACCTCGTTGGCACGTGGCATGATCAGTCCTCGCTCCCGAACTCCTCGATCGCGGACCCCGAGGTGTACGGCCCTCCGCCGGTGGCGTCTCCGTCGCCGGACGGCGTGAACCACGGGCCGGAGTTCCGGTGAACCCCCACGGGCTCCCAGTCGCCATTCTCTTCCGAGTCGTTGGCGTCGGCATAGTCGAACGGCCGATCATTGTTGTCGGCGGGGCTGTCATCGAATGCCATGGTCATCTCTCCTGTGCCGTAGGGCCCTGTTGCCCCGCACTGCGCCCGTACGAGACGGGCGCAGGTCGCGAACAGGGACTCACTTCTTTTTGGGATCTTCAGGCTTCGGCTTGGCCCAAGGGGTCCCGCCGAAGAGCTTCCGGTCCTTCTTGCGGCGCTGCCCTGCGGACGACTTCCGCTTGCGCCCTGTCGGGTTCTTGCTCGCGGGATCGTCGTCGTGCCCGGCCTCGCCGGGCTGTGGGTTGTCCCATGTCATGATCAATTCTCCTTGGTCGAATGGGTGTGCTGCTTCGCCACGTACCGGCTGCTGGGCCACGGGGCCTGTTGCGCCGGAACATGCCGGGCGCAGCGTCCGCACCAGATCCGGGGGCCCTTGCCGTCGGGGTTGATCACGTTCCGCTGCTTCACCCGTGCCGCCTCTTCCCGAGGAGAACCAAGACGTCGACCTCGGGTTTCGGGACGAGTGATCCAAGAGAGTCGTCATAGACGATCTCCCGAACCATCCGTCCGCTGCGCAGGACCACGGCGTGCTCCTCGTACGTCACGGCCCATCCTGCGGCCGTCAGCAACCGGCATGCCTCGGTCGCCAGGATGCTCACCTCGCGCGTCGTCATGGTCACGTCTCCGCGATGCGCTGCTGTACCTGGATCGACAGGCCTACCGGCTTGTCTCCGAACTCGTAGACCCCGGTCAGTGCGTCCGGGTAGTCCTGACGGAACTGGCGTTCCCGTGTGTTGCAGTCCCGGAGGCTGCCTGTCGTGATCCGGATCGGGATCTCCGGATCCAGCCGGAACCGGGCCGTCCACCCCCACAGCGTCCAGCGCCGGGCAGCGCTCATGACCTCTCCCTTCTCAGCGGCCGTAGGTGACCCACATCGGTCGCAGGTTGTTGACGTGGACCTCGAACGACATCGCGTCCGGGTTGCCCATGGGCCTGATCGTCACCATGTCGCCCTTGCGATCAAGGACGACATATTGAACGAGGTAGGGCCCGTAGCGGACGCTCTGATCGTCCGGGCGCCCCCGGCCGTAGGGCTGGGGATTGAACTCGGGAAGCGCGGCCGTGCACTTCGGGCAGAACCACGCTTCGTTAGTGGTGTACGCGACGGCGAACGACCCGCCGCACCCGGCGCAGCAGCGCAGGTAGCTGACCATTCGCGATCAGACCTCTCGGTTCCGGGTCATCTTGGCCCGGAGCCACGATTCGTGATCATCGGCGGCCGACCCGTGCACGGACTCGTACGCGGTCAGGTCGGAATGATCTCCGGCCTTGGCCCACAGGTCCGGGAACGACCGGGCCGCGATGCGGAAATACAGGCACACAGCCGACGACGACAGCGGAGCCGTCTTGCTGGAATCCCTCAGGGCCGCGATCATCTCGGCGTCGGTGCCCGGCCGGACGTCGTGACCGGCGGCCACCCGTTCGAGGATTTCCCGCGCGTGGGCCCGGTAGATGATCTCGTCGGCCATGTACGGCTCGTTCTGACAGACGGTCAGGAAGCTGTGCCACAGCGGCCCCCGGTCCGTCTCGCCGTGCCGGGCACGGGCCTTGTCGATCTCGTCGTCGGCCCACTCCATCTTTTCGAACGCACCGGCCCAGACGTTTCCCAGGGGGAAGATGTCTTCGATCTTCATTCTGCTGTCTCCTTGATCAGTCTTCAGTGATCAGATACTCCGACCAGCAGCGGGAGCAGACGAATCCCGACCACGGCTTGTCGTGCTCGATGATGTTGTGCGTTTCCGGGGTGACCTCCCACAGACGCTCGCTCGCGTGCGAGCAGAGACCGCAGCGGGGCAGCTTGATCGACTTGTGTGTGATCTTCCGGCGGTTCATCTCTTCCCGGAGCCACCGGGTGTAGTCGTAGATCTTGGCCCCGCGTTGGTCGGGGAAGATCTCGATCAGCTGCATGTGCCGGATGATCACCTCGTCCTGGATCTTGTCCCGACCCATGCGCGTGAGCGTGTAGGTACCGTGCCTGCGGATCTTCTCCGCAAGCTGCCGGAACTCCTCGCCGGTCGGTGGGGCGTACCCTTCCGGGGGCCACGGCCGGTAGCGCTTCGCGTAGGGGCCCCGGGCGAGCGCCTCGCTCGACTCGTTGTGCGTGAGAGCGCTCATGATCAGACCTCCCGCCGGACCGGGACCCCGGCCGACTCGAACACGTCGAAGATCTCGGTCCGGGCGTCCTCGTCGTCGATCAGCGCGCGGGTGAACTCCCCGACGCGCGTGATCAGACTCACGACCCGGCCGGGTCGTCCCTCCTTGGGCGACCCGGTGGCGTAGTTCCCCAGGGCTTCGTTCATGAGCACCACGAACCCGGCGGGACCGCTCGACTTCCCGGTCTTGCTCAGCAGACGCGGGTAGAAGTGGCGGACCAGGTCCCCGCTGCCGTCGACCGCGACGAGGCGGTTGGCCATCTCGTCGCGGTCCGGCAGGGTGATGATCGTTGCCATGGTCAGCTGACCTCCGGCCCGGAGTTGAACTGCCGGGAGTCGAAGAACGGGTCGACCGGGGGGCCGGGGTCCGGCTGGCTACGGGCGAGGGTCCATGTGCGGTCGTAGATGGCCACAGGAGCGACCTCCACCTCCAGGACGTACCGTGTGCCCGTCTCCCCGTGGAAGCCGTTCACGATGCCGTCTCCGGCCTCCTGGGGGGTCTGGTAGTGGGTGGGTGTGTCCTCGTCCACCGGTTCGATGCGGTCGGATGCGTCGGACACCACGTACCAGGTACTGATCTTGTCGGACATGTGATCACTTCCCATCGGGCCATGCGGCCCCGAGCGAACGGACGAACCTGGTCAGCACGCGTTCCGCGTACTCCTTGATGACGGCCTCGTCCTGACCTGTCGCCTTCTCCGGTACAAGGCCGTACGGCAGCGTCGAACGGAGCTGCCAGCCGACCCCGCGCGTGACGGAAACCTCGATCGTGAACAGCCGACGGCCGCCGACGGTTCCGGTCCACCCGGACCGGCCGACTCCCGTACTGCGCTCCCACGTGATCTTGTCTGTCATGTGGTCACTTCCCTGTGATCTGGATCATGTCATTGCCAGCGGCGATGACGATCATTGCGATGATGACGAGTGTTGTGATCCACCCAGACCCGTTACGGCTCCGGTGTCCGTGGCCGCGCCGGTGATCCTGGCGGACGGTCCGGCGCCGGGTGGTGGTGCGTCGGCGTGTGCTCATCCCTGCGGTACCTCCTCGATACCGGTTATCCGGCCGGACACCCGGCCCGGGGACCGGTGGGTGTCGGTCAGCCGGATGACGTACTCCTGGCCCTGGCGCCGGTAGACCACGGTGGCCGTATCGCCCGGCTGGACCGTGTCGGCGGTATTGTCGATGGCTGCTGCCGTACCGCCCTCCGGGCAGGCCCTGGGGGCCACGTCGGCGGCCTCGCGCAGGGCCGCCGGTACGTAGACATCAGACGGCGCGCGGTCCGCCCGGGTGGACCATTCGGCCCGGTACTGCGCTGCGTCGTCTCCCATGGACGGCGTCCCCTTCCGGTTGAGATCAACTGGCCTTGTGGCCCGTCGTGCGTACCCCCAGCGGGATTCGAACCCGCGTCTCCGGCTTGAGGGGCCGGACATCTTTCCCATGGACCATGGGGGCGTGCGCGGGATTACGGCTCCCGGCGGCCGTCATGCCTACCTCCAGCCAGGTGTGTCCTCGCCCCCGCCCTGGTACATCCCGCCTTCACCGCACTTGGCGAGTACGAAGACGCCGATCAACGCCAGGACGATCAAGGCCAGGCGGGCCCGGTTGCCGGACAGGAAAAAGTCGATCAACGGTTGCCCTCCGGGTTGACGGAGGCTTCGATCTCCGCCTGGAGCGCGGCCGGGTCGAACAGCTCCGGCGCCGGGGTGAAGTCCACCTCGCGGGGGTAGCTGTCCTCGGTGTTCTGGTCGTGGCGATCTGCCATGGGCACCTCCTCGATGCGTGGACCCGACTGGATTCGAACCAGCGCGCGCCTGCTTGCTACGCAGGGGCTCTACCGCTGAGCTACGGGCCCTTGGGGCCCTGTACGGGCCCGTAAGGGCCGAACAGGACCACGGTGGAACAACCTCCCCACCTAGCGGCCCCCGGCCGCCACAGCGGCAGCCAGGGGCCTGGACGGACATGGCATGGGCCTCGCGTACGGCCCCGATGGTGGGTCAGGCGTCGAACCATTCCGGAACGGAGCCCGAGGGACTGATCTTCTCCAGTGCGTCCCGGACCCCACCTGCACTGGTGTCGGCCGACAGACGGTGGACGAAGTACAGGAACCATGCCGGGGGGTCTTCGAACCATTCAGGGTCCGGCAACTGACTCAGGTCGTTGACGTCGAAGGTCATGAGTCGAACCCCGACCACGATGTGACCGGCACCCCGAGCGTGATCAGGTCGACGTCCCCGTAGTACGCGGACGGGTCGGTCTCGGCGCGGTCGGCGTCGAACCACGGGTACGGGTCCCCGACGAACCGAGGGGCCCATACGACCGTGCATCCGTCGCGGGTGGTGTGGATCTTCACCTGACGATTGATGCCGTCCTCGGTGTAGGTCCATCCGTAGGGCTCAGACATCCCGGAACTCCTCGGGGTGGTCGGCACGGTCACGCAGGAGTTCGGCGGCATGCCGCCGGGTCCGGGCTCCGCGCACCGTGGGTTTGTTGGCGTCCGGGTCGTTTCCGGACGCGGGGTACTGGTCGGGCCATCCGTGCCACCCGGTGCAGCACGCACCGAACCGGGAGCACCGCGCCACCCTGCCGAGATCCCGCCCGGACACGTGGGCGAACCAGACGTCGGACCCCCAGTACGCGGAACGGGTGAAGTAGATCTCTGTATCGACGCCGGTCATGACCGGCCCCCCGTCCAGTCCGACAGGGCACCCTTCAGGACGTCTTCGTTGGTCTGGGTGCCGGACCCGTCGTCGAACTGATTCCACACGCCGTCGAGCCATGCGGCGAACGGCCGCGCGGACACGTCCGGCAGGCCACCTCCGGTGTCCGAGGTGGCCCAGGCCAGCATTTCGAAGTAGCCGAACGAGGTGGTCTCGAAGTCGGCGGGGTCGGTGATCTTCGCGGCCATGATCAGCGCTCCTGTCCGGCCCATTGGTTCAGGGTGTCGGCAACGGCCTGCGCCGCATGCCGGGTCCGGTACACCCGGACCGTGGTTTGTCGCTCGGTGGTCTTCAGTACCGGATAGCCCTTGGGCCGTTCGGTCCCGACGCTGTACCGAGGGATCGGGTTGGGCATGATCTCTCCTCCTGTGTGATCGATTGGCCATGGCAGCCGGGGAACCCGAAGGACCCCCGGTCACCATGATCAATGGCTCACACCATCAGCGTGCGGCCACCAGGCCGGACACGTTGGCGAACCCGGCCGCCGGAAGGGCGTCCGCGTCCATCTCGTACGCGCGGTCCGCGTCATCCAGCGACTGGCTGTACGCCGTGACGGCGTTGACCAGTCCGCCGCGCGTGCGGTCGCCCCCGTCCATGAACGCTGCGAGCAGACCCTTCGTGTCGGACTTGCTGAACGCGGCGCGGGACGTGACCACCTCGATGGCCTTTTCCACGTCGTCGATCTTCTCGTCCGACCCCGACTCGATCTGTCGGAGGACGCGGTTCATGTAGTCCACGTCCAGGAACGTTTCGATGGCGTCCCGGGTCTGCGACGCCACCAGCTCGCGGTTGGCGTCCAGCGTGCGCTGACTGACGCGCACACCCTCCTCCATCTTCGATCCGAGGTGCGTCTTCCGGATCATGTCCTTCTTGATCGTCATCCCGTTCGTGCAGATCCGGATGACCAGCTCGGGAGTGATCGTGAAGGCCGCGCCCCCGGTCTCCGAGTTGGAGATCACGATGCCCGCCTCAACGACCGGGTTGTCCGCACCGCGCGCCCCGCCGTAGGGCGAGGTGTAGCCGTGCAGCAGACCGGGCGCCAGCGCGGTGATCTCGGGGACCGAGATACGCAGGTACATCTTGTCGTCGGTCAGGTCGGCCTGACGGACGGTGTGCGCGGAGAACCCGGCGGACTGGAGACCCTTGATCACGGTCATCAGAACGTCAAGGTTGTCGATCGGCCGGTACTTGTCGGACAGGACCGCGCGGGCGTAGCCCAGGGTCCCGGGGTCGTCGGCACCGACCGGCTCCCGCCCGGAGAACGTCCGGACGAAGAACGACCGGGGGTCGCCGGGGGCACCCAGCTCACGGTTCCCGTGAAGCAGGCCGTTGTACACCGAGTCGATGATGTCCGTCCGGCCGGTCTCGCGCAGGCCGGTGATGAACCGCTGACCGAGCGGGCGGCCGACCTCGGACAGCTTGGACACCATGCCGTTGTCGAACACACGGGACGGAGCCAGTTCGAGGTTCGACGCGGTGACACCATCGCTGGTGATCTTCGGTGCACCGTGCCCGGCAACGAGGACGTTGCCGTTACGGGACCACAGCTTGGACGCCGGGACCACCAGGTCGACCTTCCGGTCCTGCTGCTCCTGAAGCTCCTCAGCCAGGTCCTGAAGGGATCCCTTGCGGATGGTGAGTTGCATGGTCGCTCCTACGATTGAACGGGTGATGCATGACGGGGGCCACCGGCCGGAAGCGAGTCGGTGTGATCGGGTCGCATGCCCAGGTGCGGGAGCGAGTCAGTGATCACGGTCGCATGTCCGGCCGGTGGGTTGTACGCGATGATCACAGGCCCTCATGCCCCCGGGGGGCCCTCGCCAGTGTGATGACCGCCGCGCCCCCGGCGCCGGTGAAAGCGTCGGGGACCAGCCGGATGGACCCCCGGCCGGGTGGTGTGTCAGTCGTAGATACGGGAGTAGCGCAGGCCCCACGTGGCCACCGGGAAGCTGATCGCGTCGGCCAGGTGCGGCCATTCGGACGGTGTCACCGGGAACGTGTAGTCGCTGTTGTGGTAGCGGAACCACACGGCCTCTTCGGTGTGCTCGGCTACCTCGACACCCTCAGTGCCGTCGGCCGTGGTGTAGGTGCCGTTCGCGTACACCTTGGGCACCCAGTTGTCTCCGGGGCGCAGCGGGGTGGGGATCTTGGTGTCGGTCATGGTCACTCCTTGGTGGTCGGAGCGGGGTGTCTGGTGATCAGCCCCAGGGGGCGCACGTCCCGGAGGACGTGCACCCGAGTGGAGATCATGGATACGCGATCATTCAGAACGTGGCCGTGACGTACCCGCCCACCGAGTTCCAGTGGTCACCGTCCCGCGCGGGGACGAACCACATGATGGACCGGGACGCGTTCGCCGGACGAAGCTGGATCTTCGCCACACGGCCCATGCGCGGGCCGGATGTGTGACGGACCACCATGGTGACCGTCCCGGTCATGGTGGCCTGGTCGTAGTGGAGGGACGCGGTGTCGTCGACCGCTACGTTGCGCGAGCGGATGCGGGTGTCAGACATTATGATCAGTCCTTGTCGTCGTGGTTGCGGTTCTGGATCGCGGGTCCGTACGAGGCCAGGTCGCGGATCATCGCGTCCCTGTCCGCGTCGGCGTGGGGCAGTTCGTCGATCATGTCGACCGCGCAGCACGCGGCGGCGAAGTTCTTGATCTCGGTCGCGGGGTCCATGATCAGTCCTCGTAACTGCTGATGGCCTGGTTCACCAGGTTGTTGTAGCCCTGGTGCACGAGGTCCAGGTTCCGGCGGGGCTTGACGATCTCCCGGCCGTTCACGGTGACCCTGGCCCACACGACGGACCCGATGGTCATCTCCTGGTAGGCCGTCCGGCTGGCCGGGTGACTGTTCTGGGTGACCCATACGGCCGCAGTCGGCGTACCGTGGATCTTCAGGAACTCATCCTTGGTCAGCTCGTTCGTCATGATGGCCAGCTCCCTGGTAGGTCCGGACGGGGTGGTTGATCGGTGATCAGCCTCAGGGGGTGCACGTCCGTTGGGACGCGCACCCGAGCGGAGATCATCGATCAGCGGTCCATGTCGTACCAGGCTGCTGCGTCGGCCAGCGTCTCCTGACGACCGAGGTAGTCGTCCTCGGCCTGGATCTGAGCGAACGTCCTGACGTCGACGTGGGCCCCGGGGAACTCCTTGTGCAGCGCGGTGACAACGTCCTCCATCTCGGAGGCGGTCCTGGCAGTGCGGATACCCAGCAGGTCAGTGCTGTCGGTGACCGTGATCTGGAACATGGGGTACCTCACTTGTTGATCTTGTCGATGTGACGGGCGTACACCATGTCGCCCTCGGCGATGCTGGCGTAGTCGCGGTACTCGTTGAACTCCGGGGTCTTGCTGCGAATGGCCATGCCCTTGTATGCGGTGACCCGGACCCGGAGGACGGTCGACGTCTTCCGCTGGACGATCCGGCGGGTGATCACGTAGGTGAATCCCTTCCGGAAGATCTCCTGGCGGTTCGCCATGATCGGCTCCTCGGGTTGACCGGATGATTAGTGGTTGATCACACCGTGCCTGTTTGTTTCCCGGGTTCGTGACCCATCGTTCCTGGCAACCGGTGATCAGTGGCAGGGGCGGGATCCGAACCCGCTAGGCGCCTCTCGGTCCCGGCTTCCAGTGCCGGTGTCTATCGCCTCCGTGCCATGTTGCGGACACCCGATGGGACCTACCACCAGATCATGCCCGCCTTGATCGTTCCGGGTTGTTCCCCTGGGTGTCCATCCGGCACGAGGTACCGGGTCGCATGGTCACCACCGGATCAACTCCTAGCGATCCTTGAGCTGTCGTTCCGCCGGTAGTGGGTTTCCGTATCACCCATGTGCCGTGATCGCCGGTCCGCGTGAGCGGGGGTGATGATCGCGACCGTCCGGGGTACCCGGTCCGTTCCCTTTGGATCTACGAAGATTTTTTGGGGCCCTTCGGTAAGGCCGTCTCCACCTGATGAACTTCCGGGGCCCGGTGCGAAGGCCCGCCCCCGCCGTCCGGGGGCTCCGGGTGATCACGAGGCCTGGTGGCCTGTGCGACGTCCGATTTTGGATCTTCGGGGCCGATCACCCGTTGTTTTGTTGTGTCTCCAATGTGCGCCCCCCGTTCGGGGGATGCAATAGGTTTCGTCAAGATTCTTTAGAAAGTTTTCTGGAGGGGTCAACTCACCCGCGCTCCCGGGGACATGAGCGCGGGAGCAAGGGGACCGGCCGGACCGTTTCCCGGCACGTGGAGAATGGCGTTTTCGTAGATCGGAAAGCCGGCATTTCCACCATGCGGAAATGGCGTTCTCCAACAACTTATGCACGGGGGTGAGTAGTTATGCTGGGGAAGCGCGGTACAAACAGTGGTACTTAAAAGCTCTGTACGCCCGTCTGCGGGCCTGGACCCCCTTCCTGGTACCCGCGTACCACCCACTTTGGGTTAGGGATTTCCGCAGGCCAGGGGCGTGATCACGAACATTGGTTTTCACGATACGGGAAAAACGGACATTGATCTTCGGCCGGGAAATTATGCATGGCTCAGCGCATGGACATCAGAGTCCAGGCCGGAGCCAAGATCAAAAACAGGGCCGCAGCCAAGAGGATCATCCCCTTCACTGCGGCCCTGATCTTGTTCGGTCGCCGGTGCCTGGCGCTCATCGGCCCTTGTTCTTGATGTTGACCGTCTGGCAGTACGCGATGCCGAGCGCGATCACGACCCCGGCGATGATCGACAGAACGAGGCTCATGATGATCGACACGAATGACGCGACGATCGACAGGATGCCCGCCATGATCACCGGGACCACCAGACCCAGGATCGCCGCGAGGCCACCGACGATCACCAGACCCATCATGGTGATCACGAAGTAGGGGACGAACCTCCGAAGAAGATCGTCACCCCGGTACTGACGGTCGGCCGGGGGATCTTGCTGGACCACGTTGATCACGACCGGCCGGGCGCCCGGCATCATCCCGTCCGGCACCTGGTTCAGCCGGGCAAGATCGGAAGCGGTCAGGTGGATCTTCTGTGTCGGTGAGTCGACCGACGTGGGGACGATCACCTTCCGGTCATCGGTCATCGGTGATCAGCCTCCAGTAGAACGATCAGTGACTTCTGGTCGGGGTCCCACCCGGTGATCCGGTAGGTCACCTGGTCGCACAGTTCGATCAGGTCTCCGTGGACCCGGACACCCCGGACCCGGTCATGGAAAAGGATCTCCGGGTTGATCAGCCCCACGGTGGGGGCCATGGTGACGATCAGCCTGTCCTGGAACCGGACGAGGTTGATCATCCCGTACAGGGGATCGGCGTTCCGGGCCAGGGTCCGGAAGTACTCGGCATCCGCCGGGTGCAGGGTGTCAGGCATGGTTCCATTCACTCCGCTCATGAGTGGTTCGTCAGTCCCATCTCATCAGCGATCACCACGGCCAGAAGGAACAGGCCGACCACGATGATCAGGGTTGCGCGGGACCGGGTTTTGCGCCCGGTCCGGCGACGGTTGCGGGTCACCTCTTGGCGTAGCTGCGGACCGGCACGAACGCCGGGCGGTTCAGCCTCCGCAGCCACAGGGACAGGGGGACAGTGATCGCCAGGTCGGCGGCCACCAGTATGGCGATCAGACCCAGCGATCCGATCACGTTCAGGTTGACGCTGTCCCCCGGAACGAGCCCGGCGACGGGGATGAACAGAAGAGCGGCCACCAGCGCGTGAGTGAACCACCGGACCTCCGTCATGATCTTGCTGAGCTTGCGAGTCTTGATCTTCACGGTTGTCTCCTTGGGTGCCCGCTGGACGCGGACCGTGGACGTGCGGCGTGTTCCGCACGGATATACCTAGGTGGGAGATGTGATCTGTTCCGGAACAATCCCCCGGACGAGGGACGGTGGACGAAACGGAACATCCCCCGGACGAGGGACGCCCGATGATCTGGACGTCCCCCGGACGGACCATGGTCAGCTCACCGGAACCCGGTGCCCGTTCTGGATACGGGGCTTGATCCGGTATGGCGGCTTCACCCCCTGCTCCAGCCGTCCGGCCTCGACCAGCCGCGCCAGTTCCTTGTACAGCCACGACCGGCGGCGTCCGCACTTGGCGGCCAGGTCGGCAATGTCCCGGTAGCCCACCATGTCCCGGCCACCGGCCTCCATCTCGTCGATCCTGTCCTCGATGATCTTCCGTGCCTGCTCGGTGGTCACGTCGTTCTGGGGGACACCCAGGGAGAACACGACGTCGTGCTTCGGGGGTGCGATCTCCTGTGTCACTTCGGGCCTTTCCTTCAGTTGGGTGATCTTGTCCTCGTTGTCCCCTGCCGGGACAGTCGCGGTGTATCCCGCCCCCGTGTCCCCCGGGACAGGGACAGTCGTGGTGTCCCCGCAGGGGACAGCGGCTGTGTCCCCGCAGGGGACAGACAGCCCACGGGACAGATAGTCGGATGTCCCCTCGTCCAGGACAGCCCAGACACCCGCGTCCCGGGACGCCGTCATCTCCGCGCGCCGGGCCTGCCTGGCTTCGGACTCGTTGCGTCCCCAGGCGTACGCACGCGCATCCACCGGCCATTCGTTCTTCGGTGTCCCGGTGAACTCCGCGTAGAAAGATCCCGCGCTGTCCGCTCCCCACTTCGTGGGGTCGGCCCCGGCGTTGATCGTGTTGGCGTTCAGTCCGAACTTGGCGTCCTGCATCTCGTTCATTCCGTGGCACGCGGACTGCCCGAACTGCCCCCGGGTCTTGCGGTCCAGGTTCTGGAAGATCGCCGTCTGAAGCGACACCCACAGGAAGATCCCGACTGACCGGGCCTTACGGACCGGATCATCGAGATCGGAGTCCACCAGGTCGGCGGCCTCCTCCAGGTCGATGAAAACCAGGGGGATGCCGTGCAGGGTCCACAGCTCCGGCTCCCACTGTGAGTAGCCCTGGGTGCCGTCCGACCTGGTCAGCTCCCCGAAGATCTGTGCGCGGTACAGGATCGTGTCCTTCAGATTACGGACCAGCCGGGCGCATTGTTCCGGACCGTCCGCGTACAGCTCCAGGCACTCCTTGATGTCCCCGAACGACTGATTGAACTTGGCCGGGTCGGCGACGATCGGAACGAAGTCCCGGCGCCACCGGCCGTCCAGGATCACGGTCTTCACCGTCTCCGTCTTGCCGGATCCGGTCACCCCGGTAGCCAGGCAATGGGTGAGCTGCCGCACGGGGTCTGCGGAGCTGTCCCCGCACAGCCATAGGGCCAGATCCTTTCCGTCCGCCCGGATGCCCGGCCGCAGGGGCGCGTCATAGACCGAGCCACCGGCCATGGACGGGCCGTTCCAGTAGATCGACCGGCGCAGCCCGTTGGCGAACTGGAAGGACATGGTCACGGTGTCCGCGTGTCCCGGGACACCGGTCACCGTGATGTCCTCTGTCCCCATGCCGACGATCTGAGCTATCCGCTCTTTGTCCCCCTGGACCTCGGACATCGTGTGCTCCCCGGGCTTCAGCCGGATCTGCGCCTCGACCCGTCCAGGTGTCTCCTTGATCTTCTTTGTCCTCGCGCCGTTCAGGGACTTGATCCGGCTGAACAAAGGATCTTCGTTGTCCCCCGACTTGTCCTCCTCGTGGGGGACAGACCATGCTGCGTACCGGACATCCCAGGAGACAGACACGATGACTGTCCCGATGATCCACGCGTCCAGTGTCCCCCGGGACAACGGATCCCCGGACACAGCAACGGCTGTCCACCCGAGGACGACCCCGGCAACCAGGGTCGCCGTGTTCCGGGTGTGCCGGTGGCGGCGTCCCCAGGTGACATACGTCATGCCGGACAGGAACACGGCCGTAGCCCCCATGACCGCCGTCATCCGGGGGTCGTCCCCCCAGCGCCAGCGGGCAAGCAGGGCGACCGGCATGGCCAGGACGCACAGCAGCCAGGGCACCAGGTACGGGAGCACACGGGAGCCTGCCAGCTCTCCGAGCCCGAACCCCCGGGTCCTCACTGGTCCACGTCGGACGCCCTGCCTGCCCATGGTCAGTCCTCCTTGATCGTGAAGCCCCTGGGGGTGGCGGCCTTCCGGGCCGACTTGTTCAGGGCTTCTTCGAACTCGGCCTCGAACACGGACCATGCCGTGACGGCCTGGGCTGCGGCGTCCCCGAGGTGGTCACTCGCGGAGTCCAGTGCCTTGGTGACCTTGCGCATCTTGAGCCGGACGTCCAGGCCCATGAGCAGCGGGTTACCGGTGCCCTTGGCCATGACCTTGGCTCCGGCCGTGAGCTGCCCGGATCCGATGGCGGTCTCCACGGCCAGGCGGCTGGCCAGCTTGCGGAGCGCCTCGCAGAAGGCGTTCAGCGAGTGCTGGTCGGACAGCTCCACGTCGTCCAGCGCGCGGACGAGAGCGTCAAGCTTGTCGCTGCCGCTGGACACCGGTCCGGAATCCTCGGGCACGGGGCGGGATCCGCCGGTGGTGGTCTTGCGCGGTGTGGTGGCCTTCTTGGCCGGTGCTACAGGCGGTGTCGCCATGATGGTGCCTCTCGCTCAGGTTCGATCATGTGGGGCGCGGTGCCCCCGGGGTCCGTCAGCTTGTCTCGCCCAGCTCCCTCCTTACCCGGCTGATCGACTTCTTGACGCTGTCCGGGTTGTCGCCGGGACACGCGTCCCGGACGTCCTCGTTGGTCATACCGGGGTTGATCTCCAACATGTCCCTGACCCGCTGGGTGAGACCTGTCCGGGCGGCCCGTGTCCGGCGCTGTCCGGGACTGTCCGGGACTGTCCGGGACTGTCCGGGGCCTGTCCCCATGTCCCCGGCATCCGTGTCCCCTGTCCCGGGGACAGGCCGGGAGACGGCCGTCTGTCCCCGCGCGGCTGTGTCCCCGTGTCCCCTGTCCGGGACATGTCCCGGCCGGGGTGTCCCGTTGACCGGGGCCACGGTCGGCCGCGCGGGGACACTGTCCGCGTAGACCGGGTACGGAGTCAGGTCCAGGGACAAGGACGCGTCCGGCAGGGATGCCAGCCGGGCACGCATCTCTTCGTCCCAAGCGCCCGGGACAACGGCGTCGGACACGTCGATCGGTGTCCCCCGGAGGTAGCCGATACCGGCGTCCATGCCGGTCGTTTCCTCGTCCCCAGGACGATCGTTGACCGGCAGTCCTGACGCGTCGTACTCAGGCTCCGGACCCCCATCGGCGTCTCCCATGATCAGGTCCCGGGGGACATCGAACGCACCAGCGATGACGTCCACCGGGTCGGCCTTGGTCATGTACGACGCGAGCGCCTGGTGCAACTGACGCATCAGGATCCCGAAGGCGAACAGCGCGGCCACCGGAGGAACGGCGGCGACGGTGTAGTCCAGCGCCCCGGCGTCGGCCCCGACCCCGACCACGTTGAGCGTGATCGAACCGAGGGACCCGGCTGCCGCGCAGCACCACGCCCAGGCGTCCACCTTCTGGACGATCGACGCGCGGAGGATCAGCACCTCACCGATCACGATGAACGTGTCCAGGGTGGCAGGCCATGCCCACGCGCGGACCCCCGACAGACCATGGTCGGCGGCCACGTCGTGCAGGTGCTCAAATGATAGCCAGAACGCCACGGCCGTCAGGAAGACCGTCAAGACACCTGCAATGGCGGTGATGATCCGCTGCACGTACGCCGGGGTACCGCGCCGATCCGACATGGTCACTCACCCCTCTTCCTGATCTCCCTCTTACGGGCTCGTTCGCGGTCCCTGTGGCAGGTACGGCAGTGCCTCCCGTTGACATTGCTCACGTAGGTGTTGGCTTCGTCGTACGGATGGTCATTCGGGCACTTGGTCTTGGCAGCGTGATCAGCCGCGAACCCGTCACCTCGGAGCGTGTTCACGCGCTGGGTGACGGCTTCCAGATGACGGGGGTTCACGCAGTTTCGAACGCGGCACAAGTGGTCCAACGTCAAGCCGTCCGGAATGCTGCCGACCAAGATCGTATAGCTGAGTCGATGAGCTTTCACCAACCGCGACCGGAGCCCGAAATCCCCGTACCCGTACTGATTGATCTTTGCTGTCCACAACCAGCACGGCCCGAGATCTGGCCTCGCAGGCGGGACGGGACCCGACTTGTCGACCTTCACCCAGAACCTTTCCAGGTCCCCGGGCGTGACCACGTGGTCGTGTCCGCCTGCCAAGGTCATGGTCAGCATGGTCAGTACCTCCCCTCGTCTTCGTTGATCTTGTTCACCCTGTTGTGGATCTCGTCCGCGTAGAAGACCAGAACGGCACGGTCGACCGGCCGCATGCCCTTGATCAGTTCGTCCGCCGTGGCCAGGTCTTCGCCCATGACCCGGAGGATGATCTGAGCTTCGACCGGCAGCGGTCCGGGGTCGACGCGCGCACCCTCGGGGAGGACGATCTTCTTGAGTTCGTCGTGGCTCATGCCCTCGGTCACCTGGATCTTGTGAACCGGCAGCACGGCGGGCGGGGGTTCCGGTGGATGTACGGAGGTCCGGAGCGTCGGGGTGTACGTGACCGATCGCTGCCGGAAGATCTTCCAGTTCATCGCTCCGACTCCTCTTCGAACGCGGTCGCGAACTCGCGGACCAGGTAGGCCACGAACCGAGCGGGGCCGCGCGCCCGCATACTGGCGCCGCCGATCATGACGGTCGCTTCGTAGTTGCCCAGATCCGTCACGGTCCGGCCGGTCCCTTTACGGATCTCGGAGTCGGGATCCGGCTGGCTGACCGTCACCTCGGACGGTGTGGCGCCGTCGGCAGTGTCGGCCCACACCATGCACGTCTCCGGCGGCACTCCCCCGAGGTGGCGGTGATCGTGGTCGTCCAGCGGCCGGTTCATACCGGTCACCTGCGGGCAGTCCGTGTGCCAGCTCTCGCGATCGGTCATGGCGTGCTGGCCCAGATGGGTCCCGGTTGCCGGGCCGTTGTAGTGACCGGCGGCCAGCACGCATGCCCGGCGGCGCCCCCCACCGGGGCGCAGGATCGACGCTCCGCACCGGGGGCCCTCGGTCTCACTGCTCATCGCTCCTGCCCTCCTTCCTCGGTCGTTTCACCGTCGCGTACCGCGACCCAGTAGCCGTGTCCCTCGTTGCCCTTGGCTACGTGCCGGACCAGTCCCCGGCGCTTGAGCCGTTCCAGGGACCGGCTGATCAATCGCGGATTGTCCTCGTCCAGGTCGTACGCGATCATGTTCCGGGTGGCCTTGTTGCGCAGGTGCGGCAGTCCGTACCGATCGTCCCGCACGTACTCCAGGACCGCCCTGTCCCGGGCCCTCGCCTCGGGAAAGTCCTCGGGCCGCCGTCCGCCCTTGGGCCGTTCGCCGTTCACGGTCACAGCACCTCGCCATCGGCGAGGCCATTCATGGGAACCTTGATCGCGTTGCGCGTCGGCCGGGAGTACGACCAGTCACGCGCCATGTTGTGATCTTTGGTGGTGCCACACACCCGGACACCCACCTCGTGAAGCGTGGACACCGTGTCAATCAGGACCCAGATTTCTTCCCTCATCGGGCCACCTGCTCGGTTACCAGGTGGAACTCGCCGCGCAGCCAGCGCGCGCCACGGTCGCCGTGCCGCGCGGTCAGCGCGTCCGGCAGGGTCCTGCCCGCATCGTCCGGGCAGGGCGCGTGGATCCGGTGGAAGCCCATCTGGTGGCCGTACGCGGCCTGCCCCGCGCACCCGTTGCACAGCCCGGCGGCGAGGTACTTGGTCTTGGTGTTCTGCCAGGTACCGGCCTGGCGCGGCGTCTCCGGCTTGTCCTTCTTACGCATGATCAACCTCAAGTCCTTACTTGATCGAAATGTCTGTGCGGCCGTCTGAGCGCGGTACGGAACCGGGGTGGTACGCGGGCACCCACCCGGTCCCCTGCGGAGCCCAGCGACCCCGCTGTGGTGCACGGTGGCCCCCTTACGACGGGCTAGTCATAAGGGGGCCACCGGCTATGCACCCCGACCGTCCCTGGCGTCAGAAAGGACGGGCGGGGAGTCCGTCATTCGCCGTCGGCGAACGGGTCCGCGTCGTCCATGATCGACTGAGCGCCCTCGTTCTGGGACCGGGGCACGTACACCGCGTCGAACGTGTGCTGCCCGGACCATCCGGCCTGCTTCTTGGCCTTGGACTTGCCACGCGTCATGGTGAGGTGGCCGCCGACCTCCGGGCCGGGGAGCTGCTCGGCCGACAGGCCGTACTCCTTGCGGGCCTTGAGAACCGCGTCCCGCAGGGCGCGCTGCATGTCGGCGGCGACCCACAGGGTGCGGACCCCGTCGTCGTCCGGGATCTCTTCCAGCTCCCACGGGGAACTGTTGTCCTCGCGGACGAACTTGCCGCGAGCGGAGGTAGCCAGGGTCACCGGAACCTGCATGCGGGGCGAGCCGTCTTCGAACGTCTTCAGCTTGCCGGTGGACAGATCCGTCTGCTGCCGGGGCTTGCCGATCGAGAGGATGGTGCCGGAGTAGCTGTGGCCGACCTTGGGGAACTGTGCCCCCTGGCCGCCACCCTGCATCAGAACGCCGATGGAGTCCTGCGGTGCTGTCGTCATGTGACTTGATCCTTTGCCGATGTGTTGATCTGCTGGATTGTGTGGTGCCGGGCTGTGAAGGTCACATACCCTGAGCAGCGAGCACGAGTGAATCGCGGTCGCCCTGTGCGATCTGGCGGTGCTCGTCGACCACAACGAGCTGCCACCCCGCACCGGCGCGCACGAGCTTGGCGGCGCCGATGAAGTTGGCGTGGCCGACCAGGGACGGCTGGATCACGTAGTCCTCGTCCGCCTTGATCGTGACCCGGACGTTCTTGGCGTTGCGGAACGACTGGCCCGGCTGGAACGCGGCCACGGACAGGAGTACCTCGGTGATGTGACCGGGGACCTTGGCCGGTTCGACCGTGAGCGTCTCCGGGCGCTTGCCCTTCTTGTCGTCCCCGGAGTGGCTCACGCCGTCCTCGGGGGTGAGGTTGTCCAGACCGGCGTAGTTCACCGGCCGGGTGCCCTGGACCAGGATTCCGACGTTGTCCAGGTTCACGCCCTTGAACTTCTTGAAGGCGCCACTCATGCCGCCCTGTCCGCCGGTCGACGTCTCCCACGTGAGGGTGACGGCGACGAAACGGGACGTGACCGTTACCGGTCCGCCTTCCTTCGTGAGCAGGTGTGACATCTGTTTCCGATCTTCGTTGGGTGATCTGGTGGCCGGGCCCCCGGCTGCGGACCGGGGCCCGGCTGTTCAGTTGTGCCGGTTCAACAGGTGATCCGGCGGGAGATCCCGTGGACCGGTGACCCCCTTGGGTTCATGGTATCTACGGAAACCATGAACGTTGTTGGTGATCTACAGACGAATTTTTACAGGCCGCTGATCAGGCACTTTCCTCGGTGAGCTGTCGCAGGTGGGTCTTGGCCAGGTCCACCAGCCGAGCAAGCTCCAGGCCCTTAGACCCACCTGCCGCGAGGTAGGCGCGATAGACCTCGCGGGCCTGGTCCGTGGTGGTCACACCTGAGAATTTTTCGTCCCAGTCCGGCTGACGTACGACCGGCCGCGCGGCCTCGCCGGTGGGCACCTCGGCAATCGAGAACGGGGTGTGCAGCCCCTTGGCCCTGCGCCAGTCCTTGACGGCCTCACAGAGCTGCACGGCCTTCCACCCCTCCTCCAGGTCGATCCAGTGCAGCGTGCACTGACCCCCGCCGATCGGCACGTGCATGACCACCCCGACGTCTGTGCGGATGGACTTGGCCGGGATGCCGATGTCCTCCCACACCCAGGCGCCCTCGCCGTCCCCGCCCTCGGGGTCCCACTTGGCGACCTTGCCCTCCCGCGCGCCGTGCGCGTACAGGGACATCTGGATGGAGATCTCACCCCAGCCGTAATCAAGGTCACGTCCCGACTTCACGTCACCTGGAATGTGGTCACCGGCGTTCAGCCGGACAATCCGGTTGCCGAGCCGGATGGACCGGGAACGGTGGATACGGTCGATCTGGTCGAACCTCCCTGCCACCCCGTACAGGGGCACGGAGATCACGCGTTCGATCAGGTGGGGAACGGCCGACAGGTCCGCGTCGCTCATGGCGGCGGCCCAGGCGGTGACCTCGCGACGGTACTTCTCGGGGACGTCGTCCAAGGTGATCTCGTCCCGGGACAGGGCCTCGATGTTGTTGTGCATGTCGGTTCCCCAGCTCGCGGGGACCTTGGCACCGGCGAGATCCTGAGCGCGCAGGCCGACGCGGTTCAGGATCTCCCGGTGGACCTTGGGGGACAGGTTGCCCTCGTCGGAGTCCTGGGCGTCGATCTCCCGCAGCTCGTCCAGCAGGTCCGGGAACCGGGTTACCCCGATCATGGCCATGCGGACTTTCCACAGGTTCAGCGAGTAGAGATCGCTCAGGGTCTCGGCCATGGTGGTGGACCGCGTCCAGGTACGGGGCACGCCGGTGACCGGGTCCGGCAGCGCGTAGCGGCCGTTCTTGTAGAGCTGGTCCGTGCCGTCGCTGGGACGGTCGCCCGCCATGAGGGCATCCATGGCGTCCCCGTAGCCGTCTGACGCGTCGTGAGCCGTGCCCATGAGGAACGACCCGGCCGCACTCTGGGGAGCCGCGACATGGACGTCAGGGGCGTTGCAGTCGGCGCACACGGTCACGCCGTGCTTGACCGGCTCACCACACCCGGGGCACACGTGGAGGTCCTGATCGCACTGGCGGCAGTCGGCCACGCGTACCACGGCACCGGCGGCTACAGGTTCTTGGTCATCCAGGCAGCCGCACTCGTCCACATCGCCGGGGGGACCGTCCATGGTCAGCTCACGGCAGATCCCGGAGTGCCCGGCATGACCGCAGCCAGGGCACTGGTCGGGTACCGAGCCAGCCTGGACAACCGGGCTGGTCCAGCTGCCGTCACCGGCGGTTGCCACATCGCCCCGCTCCGGGCCTGCCACGGCGGCAGGGTCACCCGGTACCGGGGCCGCGTGGAACGCGCTCTGCGGGGCCGCTGCGCCATTGCCAGCGGGCACGGTGCCCGACCCGGCGCAGTGCGGGTTGTCCTCGGACGCGCGCTTCCCGTTGGATGTGTGCTTACGGATCTTGGAGTGCTGTGTCAGCTTCAGGTCGGTCCGGCCGCACACCGTGCACGGGTACATCGGGGGTGTCTCAGTGGTCATGATCGCTCGCTCCTCACAGGCATGTGGTCCACCGGGTGGACCCTGTCTTGCGCCACGGCTCCAGCTCATCGATTACCCGTTGAAGGGCGGCGCGCATGGCGTCGGCGTCCGGGTCCTCGTGCCGACCGGCCTTGCGTTCGTCGTAGTCCATTCGGACTCCGGCCTTACGCCCGGTCCACTCGGTCTCGTGACCGGGCGGGCCGATCCGGCGTAGCGCGGACTCAGCGCGGGACAGGACCGTACGGACCTCGGTCAGCGCCTCGCCGGACTCACGGCCGCGCGGGTGGTCCGGGTCAGCTTCCGGGGTAGACATCGTCATCCCTCACTTCCAATTCCAGGGGCAGGAACACCCAGTAGGGTCCGTGCTCCGCAGCGCGGTACTGGCCCGGCCGGTCCGCTTCAGACGGGCGGTGGTCCTCCAGCCAGGCGTGAAGATCACAGACCAGGATCCGCCGGTCGATCCGTTCCCTCAGCGGGTGCCAGATGCTGAAGCCCTGACCCGGATGGAACTGCACGACGTGATCCGTCATGCGGTCGGCGAGGATCTGGTGCGCGGCCAACGGTTCTGCGCACGAGAACTCTGAGCACACGATCTGGCTGTCCCGCTGGCGTCGGTAGAGCGTCGCCCCGCCGCACGCCGGGCAGAAGCCTTTGATCCGCTGGTGGTTCACTCGTCCGGTCATTCGTCATCACCCCGCCGGTACCCGTCGACCCCGTCCGACCAGAACCGATTGAACACAGAGCCGACCAAGCTGCCGTACAGTTCCGACGTCTCACCGGTCATCCCTGTGTCAGGGGACAATGACCCCGCCCACTTGGCGATCTGCGCCGCCTCTTCGATGGTCATCTCAGCGACCACGGATGACGGCCGCTCCTTGTCGTCCAGATGAATCGTCCTGATCCTCACCAGGCACACCCCTCTGCTTCCCAGCCACCGGAGCCGTCCGCACGGATGCGGGTCTCACCGGCAGTGATGTGGTACTCCTCGCACGCCGAACACGGGCCGTCGTACCTGGCCGTGATGAACGGCGGGCCGTCGTCCTCCGGTTCGTCGGCGGGCGGATCGCCCATGAAAAAGTCGTTCGTGTCGGCGGGCGGTGGGGTCACGGTGCGCCTCTCAGGTGCGTATGGGTGGTCGTTCTCGCTGTCTTCGATCGATGCCCAGTCGGTGTCGTTCATGATCGCTACGCTCCCATGTCGTTGATCAACAGGATCTTGTCGCCGCACCGAGCCGACTCGCGGACGGTCCACAGATGATCCATTCCGTATCGCAGGACCAGGGATTCGACATTGAGTCCCAGCCCCACAGGACAGATCACGATCTTCCGTGACCGGTCCACGGCGCGCAGGGCGACGGCCAGTTCTCCGAGCGTCACGGCTTGGCCTCCGGGGTGATGTCGATATCGGCGCCGGTGACGTCCTTGAGCTTGATCCCAGGCGAGTCGTCGCGGTCCTCGAACGCAGCAGCGATCCAGTCCCCGGCCGTGTCGAACAGCACGCGGTCGTCGTAGTAGTACCGGCGCCCCTCGCGGTCGTCCTCGTCGTAGTCGTTCCATGTCACCGTGACCAGGATCCGGGTGGTCCGGGGCTCGATCGGTTCGGTGGTTCCCTGTTCGTCCTGGCACCCGCACAGACACGACGGGTCGTCCTCCCGGTGCGGGATCAGTTCTCCCCACCTGCTCATACGTGTTCCTCCTGACTGTCGCGCGCTGCCAACCTGGCAGCGAACGGATCGAACTTGAGTGTGGCTGTCCGCACTGACAGCAGGTCGCTTACTTCCGCCTTGGTGGCCCCCTCGGGGATCACGACGTCCAGGTACCGGGCGGCGTCGATCTGTCCGGGCGACGGCGGTTCCTTCTTACGGCGCCAGGACGCGGACCGGGTGGACAGGGCCGTACCCGTCGCAGTGGTGCCCATGTCCTCGGCGGCGGCCTCACCCCAGGCCATGGCCATTTCCAGGGACAGGCCGCTGTACAGCTTCGGCCACCGGATCTTCAGCCGAGCCGTGGGCCGGGGCGCGTGCCGCACGTCCCACAGCCCGTCCTCGCCCTTCCACAGGAATACCTCGCCGTCGGCCACCGGGACGAACATCACCCCGCCGTCGGTGCGCAGCCACAGCGACTTGGACGCGGAGAACATGTCGACGTGCTTGACCTTGAGACCGAACCCCTTGGCGCTGCCGGGGATCACCGTCTCGGCCGCCGTCTCCTCCCGGGCTTCCGCGTCGGTCAGCGACTCGCCCGGCCGGATCTCCTTGACCGATCCCGGCTGAAGGTCGACCAAGGTGCACAGACGGCCGGACATGCCGCCGACGGACAGGACCAGCGCATCGGTCTTGCCGGGGTACAGGCGCATGGACCGGCCCACCGACTGCTGGAACCGCCCCTCGGACCGGGTGATCGGCGGGACCACGGCGGACACCCACGGTGCGTCGAACCCTTCGGTCAGCACGGCACAGTTCACGATGACCTGGACGCGGCCGGTCCGGGAATCCTCGTAGATCCGCAGCCGTTCGGCGCGGGGGGTGTTCCCGTCCACCACGGCCGCCGTGGTACCCGCGTCGGCCAGCGCCTCGCGCACGCCGTAGGCGGCTGCCACGGTCGGTGTGAACACCACCCCTGACCGGTTGGACGCGTAGCGCCGGTACGCCGACGCGATCACGTCCGGCGCCCCGGTGTCGATCATTGCGTCCCCGAGGGATCCGGCCGCGTAGTCACCACCGGAACGCCGGACGCCGGACAGGTCCAGATCATCGACGGAGACGACCTGGCCGACCGGGTCGACGAGGTAGCCGTTTTTGATCATCCACAGCCATGACTTGCTGTAGACCACATCATCGATCACGGACCCCAGGCCGACCCCGTCACCGCGCGACAGCGTGGCCGTGAACCCGGCCTTACGGGCACGGGGCAGGGCGTCGTAGATCTTGCCGTACGACATGGCCGCAGCGCGGTGACATTCGTCCGTGACCACCAGCCCGAACTGCCGGGGCTTGCGGTCCGGCGAGGACTTCTGGGACGCCACCAGGCGGGCCAGGCGCAGCGGCCTGGCGGCCGTCTGGACGGAGGCAACCACCACGTCGGCGAACACGTCGTCGTCGTCCGCCTTGACCTTGCCGACACTCAGGCTCGGGGCCACCCGGCGGATCTTGTCGGCCACCTGGTCGAGCAGCTCGTCACGGTGGGCCAGAACCAGGACCCGGTTGTTGTGGGCGGCGAGGTTCTCGGCGGCCAGGTGAGCTGTGATCACCGACTTGCCGGAACCGCAGGGGAGGACCACGGCGGGGAAGCGCATCCCGGCCGTGTGCGCGTCGTCGATCGCGTCGACGGCCTCGCGCTGGTAGTCACGGAGACTCAGCATCTCGATCATGTCATCGCTCCTTCCGTGACCTGGTCCTTGGGGCACACTCCGCCGGTCCACCCGGCAGCCACGGCCGCAGCAGCGGCCTGCTGCCCGGTGGGGAACACCTCCGCGTACGCCTCACCCCAGTGGGCCGGTATGGTCCGGCCCTTGCGGAGGTAGCTCCCGCACCGGCCGGTGCAGTGGACGCGGAACACCTGCTGCATTCCGGTCACGGGGGCCGGTGCCTCGTCGGTCACGGCCCGGTCGTCCCGGCGCCATGTGACCCAGTTCTTGAGGTACACGGCGGCGTAGGCCGTGGTCCCCAGGAGGAAGCCGTACTGTGCGGTTCCGACGGCGTACAGGGCCCACAGGCACTGGGTGGTCAGTGCCAGGAGCCACCCCCACGTCTTCTTGCGCCCGGTCGCCCACATGCCCAGCAGGCCCCACGGGGCCAGGGCCCACGATCCGTAGCTGATCAGCCACTCAGCCATCCCGGATCAGTCCTTGGCCTTGCCGTCGGCGCAGTGCGCGGTGGACGGAAACCGGCTGCCGACCTTGTACCAGTCGTCGTACGCGGAGCTGCTGACCGACTTCTCGTACGTGCTGCCGTCGGCCCGCAGGACGGTCAGCTCGTACTCGGTGGTCGTCGAGGTGTGCCGGTTCTTGCCGGTCCCGGTGGTCTTCGAGTCCGTGTCGGTGTCCTTCGCAGTGACCTTGCCGGGGTCTCCCTGGCAGTCGGAGTCCGAGGCGCCGCAGCCCACGAGAGACCCGGCGGCCATGCCGACGGCCGCGAGGGTGAGCGCGGTCCGGCGCCAGTAGTGCTTGATGCCGTGAGTGATCTTGTTCACGATGATCCTTTGGTGGTGGTCGTTGATCGCTTGTTGTAGATGACGATGGTGGTCTGTTCCACGCGCACGGTGTGCCCGTAGTCCCTGGCATGACAGGCGGCCGTGCCAGCGGCGTTGCGTTCCTGACTGCGCCAGGGGCAGTCATCGCAGTCGGCCTGTACCCCCAGCAGCCCGGAGTGCTTAGTCGGCCGGGGCCTGGTGGTCCGGCGCCCGGTCACCGGTGCAGCTCCCGGGTCTTCTGGCACGGCTCACAGATGCAGGACAGCGGCGGGTCGGCGTGGATCGCGTTGTCCCGAACGGCGTGCCAGTGCCGGATCCAGGCGTACGCGGCGGCCTCGTTGACCACCCCGCCATTGATCAGGTAGACCGGCGGCACGGACTGTGTGATCGTCAGCTTGCCGCCGTCCTCGCCGGTGACCAGGTACTCGCTCACTCGTCCCACCACCCATGCGCCTTGCAGATCTTGACGGCCTTGTCCCGGCGCCACGGGCTGAGGGGGTGCTGACGGGACTCCGCGAGGGTGCCCGGCTCCTTGATCCCCAACCGGTCGTAACAGCCGGACAGGCGGGAACCCACATCCATGTGGGTCAGGCCCAGCTCACGGCCCGCTTCCGCCAGGGACCGGCCGTCAGCCACGGCCCGCAGCACCGCGAGCTGCGAGGGGTAGGGCTTCCAGGGCTTGGGGCCCTGGGGGGCCCTCACGGGGTCCCTGCCTCGCCGCAGCGGCACAGGCCGTGCAACCGGTCGAAGGTGTGCCGGTGGACGTGCGACGGCGCGTCCTCGACAAGATCTTTCGAGTAGTTCGAATCGATCTCCTCGGGAGTGACCGAGGGAACGAACAGACCCCGGGGTACGAACGGATGGCCGGTCTGTGCGTCGATGGCTCGCAGGTCCCGGGTGGGGGTGTCATCGAAGGTGACCGGCTCCGGCGGGATCAGCGACCCGGTCACCTGCGGACCAAGCTCCGGGTGATCCTTCCAACGGGGTTCGATCGTCTCCGGGGGACTCTCCACGGCCCACCGGCCGACGTGCAGCGCGTCATCCTCGGGACGGACCCTGATCGTCCCGTCCACCTCGGTTGTGATGACGCTGCCGTCGCCCGGCAGGAACACATCGACCGGCCGGGTGACGTCGTCCACCATCGGGGGACCGGCCGCGCGGTCCAGACATGCGATGATCTTCACAGCCACAGCGGCGACCTGGATCATCTCCGTCCGGAGGTCTTCCGGGGACCCGGCGGCCAGGGCTTCGAAGACCTCTTCGAGCAGGACGGTGGCGTCGTTGCGGGGGTCGTCGTCCCCCTTCAGGTAGGTGTCCCGGTAGGCGTCGCACCGGGCCTTGGCGGCCCGCTCAAGGGCCGCGTACGTCCGCCCCATGAGGTAGACCCCGGTCGGGTCCTGTGGGTCGGTGAACGGCAGTCGCTGATCGCCCCACTTCTCGAACTGCTTCTCACGCTCCTCCATGATCTCGGCCAGGATGTTGTTCGTCCGGTCCCACCGGTCGATGTCACTGTCCATGGATCTCGGCCTCCTCGGCCTCTCGCTCGTCGTCGGGCAGGTGGTAGGTGAACGCGCCGACCGGTTCGACCCCGAGCCGGTGGCACAGCGACAGCAGGATGCCGCGCGCGAGCGACTCGGCAAGCTCTTGATCGGTCTTGCCTCCTCGTCCACGGAACGCGTTGGGTACGGTGTTATCCATGATCGCGGCGACCACGTACGCGTGCATGTCGTCCCACGAGGCCACCCCGTGCCACGGCAGGGACAGGCGCACATGTGCGGCGTCGGACACGAAGAACCTCGGCATGCGCCAGGTCGGCCAGTGACGGCGGCGGGTCCTCATGACCGGTTCTCCTGTATCTGGATCTTCACGACGAACCCGCGCTGCATCTCGCGGCCGGTGGACCTGTTGGCGATGTGCAGCAGCCTGGCCGGGTCGTCGGACTTGGCGGTGACGTACCGGCCGCGCACGGAGACCTCCAGTGACGGATCGGCTGTCTCCCGGCCGAACAGCCGGTAGATCCCGTCGGCGTACAAACTGGCCGATGTAGTGATCACCATCTTCCAGGTCATGACTCACGGCACCCTTCGTAACCGCAGAACGCGCGGGTGTGGGTGAACGGACACCCCGGCGCCGGATCCTGCGGACCGGCGTACCGGGTGCGCAGGTAACCGAGCGCGAACACCAGGCCTTCCGCCTCGGCGTCGGTCGGTCCCCAGGCAGCGGCGATCTCCCCGGAGATCTCGTTCAGGAGTTCCTGGACCAGGGGGCGGAGCTGCGGTCGGCAGCGGTCTGCGGTGGCGTCCCCGGCACGGGTCGCCGCGTAATCGACGATCTTGTTGAACGCATCGTCAAGCATGGCCGTTCCCCTCCATGCGCAGGTCGATCAGCGCGGCCACGGCGTCGTTGTTGGCGTCGTCAATGCTGCGCTGCCACGCGGTGACGAAGGCGCGCGCGGTGGCCGGGTCGACCGGCTCGCCGTCGATCTCGTACGAGGTCAGGCCCCGGACGAACCGGGGTCCGGACGGGTACACGACGCCCGGGATGATCTTCTCCTCGCACTGGCGGCAGACGAACCACGAGTCCGTATGGTCGTCCCGGCAGTCCGGACACCACGACGCAGGGCCGGACTCCAGGCGCAGGGTGGGGTACAGGACGTGTCCCTCCTCGGCCTGCTGCGCGTCGTGCTCATGGCCCTGGCCGTCGGTGAACTTCCACCCGGGATTCGGCTCCGGACCCATTGAAGTAACTTCAATCATCTCTGTGCTGATCTCCAGGGTGTGGCCGTCGTGATCAATGTGGGTCATGGCCATGGTCAGTCCTCCTTCACTACGGGCAGGACCCCGCCGGGCCCGTAGGGGACCCAGCCTTCGCGCGCCTGCGCGCCGTCCGTCAGACGGCACCAGTGCGCGGACATCTCACGGCCGAAGAGATCTGCCAGCGATTCGGCGGCCCGGACCACCACGGCTTCGGGGCGTCCCGGGTACGAGATCACGTCACCGGCCACCAGGGATCCGGCCGGTACATACTGCACAGTCATGGTCACTCCTTCGGTCCGAGTCGGCTCAGCTTGTGGATCAGTCCCCGGCGCAGGGCGGCGGCCTCGATGAACCGGCCCGCCCGGTGGAGCCGCTGCCAGGCCGTGAGAATGGTCACCAGGTCCCCTGTGGCGGCGTCTGCCGGGCCAATGACATCGCCCTGGGGGTCCGGCCCCGGGACATTCCCCGGGGCCGTCAGACCGGTCTCCACGCCCCTCCAGGACCCCGGCGGGAGGTGCTGGCACGCACACGTCCCGGTCCGGAGTCCGACGGGCCCGGGGCGACCACAGTGATCGCCCCGGGTACATCCGCCGCAGATCATGCGGAGCTGTCGTCCTTGGTGACCGGCGCCTTGAAGTCGGCGGCGGGGACCACGGGCGCGGTGGCCTTGGCCTCGCTGGCCGTCCCAGCCTTGGACTCGGTCTCCGCCTTGACCGGGGCAGTGGCCTTCTTGGCAGGCGCGGCGGCCCTGGCCGGTGCCTTGCGCGCGGCGATGGTCTTGGTAGCCAGGCTCGGGGCAGCCGCCTTCCCACTCGCTCCGCTCGCGGCCGACTTCTTGGCCTTGACGTCGGCCAGGCTGGTGACCTTGGAGTCCTCGGTACCCGCACCGGGGGCCTCAGCCTTGGCCGCGACCTCGGCGGCCTCGGCCTCCTTGATCCGCGCGGCAGCGGCGGCCTGGGACGTCTCCTTCTCCACCAGCTCGATCAGCTTGGTGGTGGCGGCGCGGGAGGCGCGGAGGTTCTTGAGGAACTCCGTCACCCGCTCGCCGTCCAGCTCGTGGATCAGCTCGCTGCGCTCGCTCCAGTCGGCGGCCACGTCCTGGACCATGCGCAGGTCCGGGAGATCCATCTGACGGGACATGACCACCTTGGGGTCCGTGCGCCTGGACACGGCAGAGCCGTTGCGCTGCGCACGCTGCACCTGGTTGGCCTTGGCAGCGGCAGCCCTGGGACCGGCGGCCACGGCGGCCTGCTGCTCCTCGGCGGAGCGGCTGGCAAGAGCCTCGGCGGCGGTGGGGGTGATCTCCCCGGCGTCCATGGCGGCGACCACGGCGGGGTCGGCCTCCTTGCGCACCCGGCGCACCCGCTTGACGGACGTACCGGAGGCGCCGGTGAGCTTGGCCGCCTCGTCGATCGTGGTCGCGTGCTCGGCCTCCGTCCCGTCCGGTCCCTTTGTGCGGGGGCGGCCCTGAGCGGCGGTGGCGAGCTTCTCGGCAGCCACGGCCAGCTGCGCGGGGCTCATGTGACGGCGGGCCAGGTTCTCGCTGACCACGAACGCCACCGGGTCCTCGCCCCGGAACTCGGTCTCACGGTGCGGGATGCCCAGACGCTGGCAGGCGTTGTACCGGTTGCGGCCGTCGAGGATCTTCCCCTCGTAACGGACGACCGGGTGGAGCTGGCCGCTCTTCTCGATGTCGGCAACCAGCTGATCGAACTCCTCGCCCTCCAGCAGGGGGAAGGCGTTCGCCAGTGCGTGGAATTCCATGTTGATCCTTCGTGTCGGTGATCATCGGGCTGTTTTTACAGTGCCTGGCCAACCTACATGTAGATGGAGATCCATGCAAACGAATGTCCAAATGTAGATCACAAACCACGGGGTGTGTAAGGCGATGTAGATTCTTGGCCATGACACACACACCGCAGAACCTGATCACCCGGAACGAGGCAGCAGCGCGCGCCGGGGTCGGACCGCGCACGATCGACTACTGGAGGAAGCACGAGAAGATCACCACGTACTGGAACGCGCGCGGTCAGGTCCGACTGGACCCTGAAGAGATCGACGATCTGACGGCCTTCGCTCCCAAGCCGGTTCCGGCGCAGCGGCCGACGGCATGACCGGCCGGGAGCAAACGCGCCCGGGATGTCCGTATCGCTCCAACCACCCGCTGACCTGCGCGAATCCCTATCTCCGCGCGGGGGTCCACGGGTACCGGGGCACCGCCGGGAGGCCCGCAGACGGGCGCACAGAGCTTTGGATCTCTTACGCGTCAGTAACAAGCGGAAGTGGATCAACAGCCGGTATGCACCAGCAAACCGATCGCAAAGGGGCTGCGTCATGATCAAAGCCATTGAGACCCGCTACGCGGGGTGCCGGTTCCGCAGCCGCCTGGAGGCGCGTTACGCGGTGTTCTTCGATCACCTGGGCATCGCATGGGAGTACGAACACGAGGGATTCGATCTCCCTCACGGGTACTACCTGCCGGACTTCTGGTTCCCGGACCTGAAGATCTACGGGGAGGTGAAAGGGGAGATCACAGAACATGACCTGACGAAGATCCTGCGTTCCGCCGTCGGCCTCTCCGACGGAGAGGGCGGGGACCTGATCGTGTTCGGGCGGCTTCCTCGCCCGAGCCGCCTGCCGGACGGGTACATGGTGCAGAGCGACCGGGTGCCCACCCGCCTGCATCTGCACAAGGGGTACCTGCACGCGCTGCCGTGGGATCTAGCGGGCAGTGGTCAATGTCCGTTGATGACCACGAACAGTCCAGTGATCGCACATGACGGGGGCGCGTGGGATGACCTCTGCATAGCAGATCAAGACCCGTCCCTCACCGCACCTCGGATGATCCAATGGTTTCTCCGGGGGTCATGGGGGAGCATGCTCCAGAAAGATCACGACACCTGGTGGCCGCGTATCCACGCCGCGTACGACGCTGCCCGGTCGGCCCGGTTCGAGCACGGGGAATCCCCTGGGTCCGCCCGCTCCTAAGATGGACACCCACCACCACAGCCCGGACACAAGTGACCCCCAGGACCAGGCGCATGGTCACTGGGGGCCAATGAAGCAGGAGCGAGCTGCCATGAACCACATTAACTCATCCGTGCCGGGAGGTCCGGCATGACGTCGGCCACCGACTTCCTCATGGGCCCTGCGGAGGACGAGACACCGCCCTCCGGGCCGTACGGCACCGGAGTGCCGGTGTACGCGCGCCTGGAGTACACCGGCATGGTTCCGGTGCGCACCCAGGGTGACAAGGCCAAGACGATCGCGATCAGGAAGGTGTCGGGCCGCAAGGGGATACAGACCCCAGCAAGGCTTTACGCCGGTCCCAACGCGCTGCCCAAGTTCAAGGACTTCAACATCGGGTGGCGGCTGCCCTACGGGGTCATCGGCATCGACATCGACCAGTACGACGACAAGCACGGCGCAGATGATCTCAAGGAGCTGGAAAACGATCTCGGTCCACTCCCGTCCACATGGTCTTCCACGGCGCGCGGCGACGGACCGTCGCGGATCTACTTCTTCAGGGTCCCCGAGGACTGCGGAGAGCTGCGGGGATCACTGTCGGAGTCCATAGAGGTCATCCAGCACCACCATCGGTACGCCATGGTCTGGCCGTCCGTGCACGCCAAGACCGGCAACACCTATGCCTGGTACAACGGCGTGCGGTCGGACACACCGCCCCGGCTGGACCTGATAGCAGACCTACCCGCCACGTGGCTGGAACACCTCAGTAAGCCTCAGCGCGGGTACCACGAGGGCGCCGGTCTAGGTGTGAAGGAGTTCCGGCAGCGGTACACCGGGGAGTCTGACCCCGACCTTGTACAGCGCATCCTGGACCGGTTCGACACCCGGGACGGATGCCGCCACGACTCGATGCTGAAGGCCCTGGGGTGGGCATGCCGGGAGTCCACCTACGGCAAGGTGGCGGCCGGTCCCCTGTTCGACGCGCTTGAGGACGCGTGGTGGGCGGCCAAGCCGGAAGCCGGACCCGATGAGTTCAGCGGGTCTCACAGCAGCCTGCTGGAAACTGCGGTCCGGGACACCCCGGAGCCAGACGAGGACGTCAAGGACGACGAGTACGAGGACGAGGAGGAGCAGGACACAGGAGAACCCACGTTCGGCCCGGAGGTCCACCGGGAGGTCCGGGTCGAGGCCCTGCGGATCCTGCGCCGTGAAAAGGCAATGGAGATCGTCCGCAACCACAAGGCCAAGCAGAGGACGTCCGGCAACCTGACCGTGGGCGACGCTCTTGACGCGCTGCTCGGCGGCGCACAGCTCGACGTTCCGTCGGTAGGGGTGATCGAAGGCAACGACAAGGGGTGGGGGCTGTTCTACCCGGGGCACGTCAACGGGATCTTCGGGGACGGCTCGGTCGGCAAGACCGTCATCCTGGCCGAGCTGCAAGCCCGGGAGCTGAACGCCGGGGGCACGGTGATCCACTGGGAATTCGACAACAACCCGATCATGTCCATCGTGAAGCGGCTGATCGACGCGGACGCGGAGCCGGACGGCATCCGCAACCGGCTGCACGTCCTCTACGACAAGAGCGGCCGGGACGTACTGCCTGCGGCCGTGCGCCAGGCGGCGAAGCTCGTGACCCTGGACGCGCTCAACCCGGCCGTGACGTCGTTCGACCTGGACCCGTACCACCCCGGCGGCATCGACACGGTGATCCAGGAATGTTTCCAGCCGTTCACCCTGAACGGCGCCTGCGGGCTGTTCCTGGACCACGTGGGGCACGAGAACAAGGAACGGCAGCACGGGTCCATCCGTAAGGCGCAGGCCGTCCAGGGGGCGCTGTACGAGGCGTGCAAGGTGGTCACGCTGAAGCCGGGCACGACCGGCCGGACGCGGCTGGTGCTGCGCAAGGACAACCGGGGGTCGCTGGGCAACCTGGACGGCCGCACGCTGGCCGTGGCGGTCATGACGTCACAGGTGGACGCCGGGGGGCTGGCCGGTCGCGTGGATACGGCGTTCTGTGAGCCGGACCCCTTCAGTGACGAGCCGACGTGGGTCACGGAGGACAGCCGCACCCCGGAGACGAACGTCGAACGGATCATCCGCGAAATGGATCAGCGCGGCCTCCCCATGAGCCTGGCGCAGCGCCCCGCGCGCGAATGGCTCAAGGACAACGGCGGGCCGATCACGGGGAAGGGCGTCGACTGGCAGAACGCCCATGCGGCACGTCAGGCCCGGGGCAGGACCGACCCCGATCAGGCCCCGGCCGGTTTTGAATGAACATGACTAGTGAAGATCAGGAAGCGAGGGTGCATCCCCCGCATCCCTTTCAGGGATGGGATGCAGGGATGCACTCACCCTGCATCCCCGGTGCATCCCTGGAGGGATGCACTGAGGGATGCGGACTAAGCGCAGGTCAGGATGTGTTTAAAGATCAAGTGCATCCCTGGTGCATCCCTGGTGCATCCTGCATCCCTTCACACTACAACTAGCAGTGCTAGGGATGCGCTCCATGCACGTGCATCTATGGGGAATCCTTTACCTCCAGGGACCTTGATCAAAGATCTCCACGGCAAGATCCAAAAGGGGTTGTAGATCGCCTCCCGACGATCACCACATGGAGTTATGATTCATCACATGCGATCAAAGAGCGGAACACCCAAGCGGACCGGAAAGAGCGAGGCTCGCGCCGACTGGCACCACATCGGCGCGGACATCCCCCCGGCCATGTTCAGCACCCTCCGGGCGGCAGCAGCCAAGGACGGCGTCCCGCAGTCCGTAGTGATCAGGTGGGCCCTGGCCGACTGGTTTGCAGGCGCAGAGGCCAGCCAGTGATCAGGAAGCCCGTGGAGCTGTCCACGGACGAGGACATGACCCTCTCGGACATCGAGGCCTTCTGCCGACTGGCCCGGCAGCAGGGCGGGACCAACGACGACGTGGTCAGGTACAAGGGGACGTTCCGGAGCACGCTGAGGACCCTGAGGGTGGTCCTGTCCCTGCCGCACAACCGCGAGGCCGCCTACGACAAGGATCACCGGCTGTGAGTGTCCGAGTGACCCGAAAGGTCCGCCGGGTGGTCGAGAGGCTGGCCAAGTCTCCGGCCACAGGGCTGGAGATCAGCGCGGACACCAACATCAGCTTCCCGGCCCTGTGGCCGGTGATCGACCGGCTTGAGTCCAACGGGTGGATCACCGACAAGGACGGGTCGTTCACTCTGACGGACGTGGCTCGCGACGGCATGGACCGCGCACGCGATGCTGTCCGCAAGTCGTACGACCCGCCGCGCCCTCGCGCGTGGCCCCGTGGCGGAAAGAGGCCCCGATGACCGGCACACCGCGTCTCCTGGTGCCCCCGGAGGGCGCCTACGTGGCTATGGCGTTCGAGGTGACCGATTCCCCCGGCCCCGCCGTCCAAGGCGCTCTGGCGTCCGTGTGGCTTCGCGCGGTGACCCTGGACGGACGCCCGGAAGTGCTGGGGGTCGGGTGGGTGGTGGACCGTCCGGTCTGTTTGTGGGACGTCAGCTCCGTGGTCCTCAACTCCCCCGGCGACCTGCGCAACGCCGGGGTCCCCAACGACCCGTACCGGAGGCAGTGATGACCTTCCCCTACAAGCCCTACGACCAGAACGATGCCCGTCCGGAACCCGGATCCGCCCGGACCGTCAACTTGCTGATTCCGGTGTCCCTCCCCGGATGCCGGGTCAGTGTCCACGTCGAACTGCCTGAGGCTGGCGCCCGGCAGATCGCGAACCTGTCCCCCGACACCGCCTCGGCCCTGGGGGAGTTCTTCGTACTGATCAGGAACGGCATCGATTCGTTCTTGCGAGAGGAAGGCTGATCATGGCAGGCAGCAAAGGCCCCTTCAGGGAGCGGGACGAGCACGGGCGGCAGATCGTCCAGGTCAGGTTCCCCGGGGGCAACGGACGCACCTACGCGTACGCCGTGGCGCCCGGTGTGGGGGACCTGGAGGTCGGCGACTTCGCCTGGACCGAGGGCAACAACTACAACCCGTACGGCACGTCGGTGGCGGTCGTGAAGATCGGCAGCGAGTACCACGGTCAGTTCGCACAGCTCCTGTCCAAGCTGGACAAGGGCTTCGAGCCCCAGACGATCACCATCCAGCGCTACCGGTCGGCGGGCCGGTCATGATCGTTCCCTGGGATGGCATGCGCGAAGAGCACATCCGCACGGTGGCGCGAGCCGATGCCACCAAGATCGTAACGGGCGCCCTGACCGGCCTGCACGAGAAGATCAACGGCATGTACGGAGTGGAGGCCGACCCGCTACGCGCGGGGCTGCTGTACGGGATCATGGGGGCTGTCCAGGACACCATTCGGGAGATCCAGACCCTGGGGTACGACACGGATGTCCCGGGGCCGTCAGCGGCCGTCTCGCGGCCTGTGGGCGACCCGGTGGACGAGATCCCCGCTGAGTGCATGAACCGGCAGTGTGACCGTGCTCACGGCCCCTCAGGGAGGCACGCATGAGCCGGTCCATGCACTGGCGGCCGGTGCCGCCTCCCCCGGTTGACAACCAGCTCGGCACCGACCTGATGTTCAAGCTGGAGTCCTACCTGTTCGATGATCACTGGGAGTACAACTCCGGGTACGAGATCAGCTATGACGATCACCGACTGCTGGCGTTCATCCAGGGCCTGGCGGCCTGTGGTGTGGACGACGCCGACGAGCTGATCAAGCTGGTCGCCGAGCACAAGAAGATTGTCATCTGGGCTGGCGACGAGGACGGCCCCCGATGAGCGTGGACACCCGGGGCGTGTCCATCGAGCACGGTGACGCTGTGGTGTGGTTCGGCCGTCTCGGCCGGACCCGCCCGGCGCTGCACATCGGGCTGGTGGTGGGCTATGGGTTCTGGGGGAAGGTCCGGGTCGGCCTGGCCCGGCACGGCGAGGATGACGGAGGCTACTGGATCAGTACCGGGGTGACGGTGTCCGTCCGTCCCCGGGACATGCTGGTGATCGACGACTGCCCGGAGAGTCCGTATGAGTAGTCCTGAAGCCACCTTCGGCGCCCTGCGGACGCTGACATTCGACCTTGAAACCGCCAGTGCTGATTCGATGTTCACCGGCATCGTGGACGCCGGTAAGGACAACGCGCGGCCGGTGGAAGGGGACTTCTGCCGGATCGCCGGATATAAGATCAACGACGGTCCCGTGGTGATCACCACGAACATGGATGACTTGCTGTCGGAGATCGGTACGGCCGACGTGGTCACCGGCCATAACATCATGGGGTTCGACGGCCTCGCGCTGGCCTGGCACCACATCCCTGTGGATGACCGCCACACCTGGTGGGCCATGTTCGCCGCCAAGGCACATGACACCGACCCGCTGTCCCGGCAGCACACCCCGCCCCGCTCACGCGAACACGGCTCCGAGGACCACTACGACCTTGACCATGTCGCCCTGCGGCTCGGGGTCGAAGGAAAGATCACTGGTGAGAACGGTCTCGCGGCCCTGAAGCGGCGGCACGACGGGTACGACCGGATCCCGCTGGACGATCCCGACTACCGGGCCTACCTTGCGCAGGACGTCCAGGCGTCCTACCAGGTGGCCGGACGGCTCCCCATGACCACCTACGGGCGCCGTGAGCACAAGTTGCTGACCCTGGCCGGGCACATGACCCTGACGGGCTTCCCAGTGGACGTCCCCCTGTTGGAAACGAGGATCAAGGAGGGCGAGGCACGCAAGCAGGCGGCCCTTGCTGAGCTGAGTGAGGCGTACGGCATCCCCCTGGGCGCCACGGTCCTGAGGGGCCGTAAGCCGAACAAGACCGAGCATTGGATCCCGTCCAAGGCACCCCTGGCGACCAGGGCTGGTAAAGACGCGTTGATCAAGGCTCTGTGGGACCTGGGGGCCAAGCACTACCCCAAGGTCGACAAGAACAAGATCACGCACCCGGTCACCGGCCAGGAGATCAAGGACATCGCGGCCGGGCGCGAGGGCATGGAAAAGATCATCGCTCACTATGTCACCAAGCTGGGCCTGGTTGACTTGCAGCGCCTGTGCGACCTGGTGACCATCGTCACGACGACCCGGACGGTCTACCAAACCGCCATGAACAACCTGGCCCCTGACGGCCGGGTGCACCCCGTGGTGTCTATGCGGCAGGCGTCCGGCCGGTGGTCGGTCACCAAACCGGGCATGACGGTGTACGGCAAGCATGCCGGGAGGCACGTCGAACGGGAGATCTTTATTGGTCTTCCCGGGTACGTAGTGATCTCCTGCGACCTCGCACAGGTCGACATGCGCGCTGTGGCCGGGCACAGCCAGGACCGGGCGTACATGGACCTCTTCGGGTGGGAGGACGACGGTACCCAGAAGGACGCGCACCAACTGATCGCGGACATGCTGGGCATCCCGCGCCAGGAGGCCAAGGCGCGCGGCCACGGATGGAACTACGGCCTGGGCGCCAAGCGCATGATCCGCGAGGGCGCTGATCCTCAGGTGGTGTGGGCTTTCGTCAACGGAATGGAGAGGCGATTCCCGAGGCTCTGTGAGTGGCGCGAGGAGATCCGCGAGCAGGGCATGGACGGCGAATACTTGGACAACGGTTTCGGCCGCAAGATGCGTTGCGCTCCCCAGTCGGCCTACACCGTCGCTCCGGCCCTCATGGGACAGGGGACGGCGCGCGATATTACCTGCGAAGTGTTGTTGATCTTGATTGATCGACACCCAGAGTACATCCCGTACTTGGTAGGTCACGCGCACGACGAGTTCGTGTTCATGGTCCCCGAAGCGGATGCTGAAAGGGTTGGCGAGGACATTCGGGCGGCTTTTACGTGGGAGTGGCAGAACGTGCCGATCTTGTGCGACCTGGCGGGCCCGGGTCCGAGCTGGGGGGCGATCTCAGAGAAATGACCAAGAAACTGTGTGAGGCGGGATGCGGGGAGCCCGTTGATTCGGCTGACTCCAGGACCCGGTTCTGTAGTCCCGCCTGCGCCAGGGCTAAAGACAAAGTACATCCGGTCAGTGTGGTCTATGCCAGGCGCCAACGCGGGTGGTGTGATCGCTGTCGGTCCACTGTTCGGATCTACGGTGTTTACAACCAATGCCGGGGTCCGGTGAAGATCAAATCCGGGTTTGCTCACCGGTTGATCAGCAAAGATCCGACTACCCGTACATGCGTGTGCGTGTGGTGCGGCCCCGTCACCCTGACGTCTGATGGAAAGTGCCGGAACGGCGCGCACATGTTCCGGAAGGCTCAAGGTCGGCGGGGCCACGGCCTCACGATCACTCAAGCCAGGGCACTGCGCACCGGTAGGACGTGCGAGATCTGTGATCAACCGGCCCAAGCTGTTGACCACGATCACGTAACGGGAAAGATCCGGGGCGTGCTCTGCCACCACTGCAATCAAGGCATCGGCCATTTCGAGGACAACCCGGACATGCTCAAGGCGGCTGCTGAGTACTTGATCCGAAAGGCGGCCGGGCTGTGACCTACGTCGACAAGCGCCACAGCGCTCGCTACACCGGCCGGGGACGGGACTGGGCCAAGAAGCCGATCAACAAGATCCGTGCCCGGAGGGTGGCCCGTCGCATAGCCGGTGAGCTGATCATTTCAGCTCTTGAGGACGGCTGGGAGCCGGATGACCTGATCAAGAAGTTCGGGGACGACGGGGTGCGGCAGATCAGGGGCCGCCTGGAGTTCTACGCCGTGTGGCTCATGGACACCGGGGAGGAGCCATGACCGAGTCGACCGGTCGTGGCCGTGGGTGCAACAGGGCCAAGCCCCGCTACACCCTGGAGGAGCACGAGGCCCTGGAACGTGATCTGGAGGTCCTGAGGGACCGTCTGGCGGCCCGGCTGGCCGACGTCCGACGCGCGTACCCGACAGCGGCTCACTGGGCGCTGGGGTACCCGCTGATGGTCCGGCTCAGAATGGCGGTCCGGAAGACCGAGGAGGCGATCATGGAAGCCGAGAAGATCAAATACAACGACCACCCGGGTATCTGGCGATGAGCGGAGCACGCCAGTGAAGATCGAGCCAGTGCCCGGATGTCAGAAGCTCTACGGATGGACAGACCGGCTGGAGGCCCGTGAGTACCTCCTGAAGCGGTGGGAGAGGGGCGATATGCGTTGCAACGGCACACACTGGTGTGCACGGCACGAGATGTACCACCTGACCAGCAAGGCCAAGACCAGTGGCAAGAACTACCGGTACCGGGACTGAGGGGATCATGGAGGAACACCGTATAACGATCACCCTCCGGCCTCCGGGCTGGCATCACCGGCTGTGGTTCTCGTACCTGGGGATCCCAGCGCCCGCCGTGGTGTCCACACCGGGCCCTGCGGGCTCCGATTGGGCCCGTCTGGTCCCATATGAGGACCGGGCGTTTCACAGGGCCTACGCGCGCGCTCACGGGTTCTTCTGGCTGCCCTGCGACCTGTGCGGCCGTTCCTACGGCGGACACGAGTTGGCAGGGTCGGTGCCGGACCCCACCATGCCCCCTCCGGGGCCGAACGGACCTTGGTACTACGTGGGCATCTGCTCGGCGTGCACCAGGGCCGGAAGGAGTCGATCATGACGCTTCGCGTAATGGGCCTGGACTTGTCGATCAGCGCCACCGGCGTGTGCCTGCCGGACGGATCAGTGATGACGGTCAAGTGCAAACCCGAGTGGGGTGACACCCGGCTGACCTTGATCCGGGATGTGGTCCGGCGGCGCCTCGCCACGGTCGACCTGGTGGTGATCGAGGACAAGATCCATTCGTCTTTCTCGGCGGCCGTCCTCGGCATGGTCCAAGGGGCCGTCCGGACCGAACTGATGGATCAAGGCGTCCCCTACGCCCTGGTGCCGGTCAAGACGCTCAAGAAGTTCGCCACCGGGAACGGGAACGCCGACAAGGCGGAAATGATGCTGGCGGCCCGGCGCCGGGCGGCATTGATCTTCAAGGACGACAACCAATGTGACGCATTTTGGGCCCGTGAAGCTGGCCTGGACCACTACGGGCTCATGGTGTCCGTCATGGACCCCGACCCGGCCCTGAGCGCCCGTCTGGACGTC